GGGAAGGAAGATGGAGGGAACTGAATGGAGCCGAAGAATTACTCAGCAGTACAGAAGCACGACATCTTGAGGGCATATCTGCACCACTTCTCGCTTACTTCGATGAAGAACGAGGTACCGGGCCTCCTGTCCTTCTTCTTCGTGCAGGGTCAAGCCATCCTGCCCTACGTTCGCATTCCCACCGGTGATACGCACCTTGACCCCCGTGTACACGTCTTTTGGATTCAGCCATCACGTACGGGTAAGTCCATTGCTTGGAACTTCATTAGCGACATCTGCGAGCAGGCCGAGGTGCCTATCGAGTTGTTTGCATCAGGTACGGACGCAGGGCTGATTGGCTCGACAGAAGCCGTGTTGGACGACGACGGCAAGCCCACCGGTGAGTACGAAACCATTGACGGGCTGCTCGCGGGTCGCAAGGCCATCAACTTCGATGAAGGCTCCATCATCCTCAACCCCGGTAAGCACAGTCAGGAAACGGTCCTGTACCTACAAACCGCTTGCAACCCAGTCGGTAGCGGTAACAACACGCTTGTCAAGCACATGAAGGGTAACAAGGTCGAGGCTGAGTCAAGCGTGTCCATGTGGATTACGACGTACCCACCCAAGGGTGTGAAGGAGTACGTCTTGACCAAGGGTATCTTCCAACGTGTGCTCCTGTACTGGAAGCACTGGGACATGGACGAGCGGCAGGGCGTGAGCATGAAGCGGCTCAGCACTTTCTATCGCAAGCCCGTGGTGACTGAGTACTCCCGCGAAGACCTGTACGAGTACTTCCGTGAAACGCAGAAGTGGGTACGGGACAAGTTGCTGAACCTCGCTGAAATCTCGTTCACAACATGGGATGAAATGTCCAAGGATGAGAAGGAAGAACTCGTACAGTCCCACATGTGGGACATGTTCACCGCTGATGAGAACTACGAGATTGCGCTGCATCAGGCATCCGAGGAGGTGTACGACCTGCTGCGCGACATGGACCCATCCATGTCGGAAATTGTGGCGTCGTTCACTCCTGCCATTGAGAACTACCTCGGCATCTTCTCGACGCACATGGCGGTGCTTGAGCGCAGTGACGTGATTCAAGCGCACCACGTGGACATGGCGCATGAAATCCTGCTCGACCTTTTCATCAACCTCATTTCATGGCTTGAGGACTCCGTGGAGATTGGTGGCAACAAGAACAAGGAGCAGAAGTTGCTCAACGACATGATGACTGCGTACAACGCCTGTCAGCAATACGAACTCGACCAGTCCGGTGACGGGTGGCGCAGGAAGCAGAACGTGGTGGCTGCGTACATGTCCGCCACTGGGCTTTCCAAGAGTTCGGCTGAGCGCCACTTCAAGGACTTCGGTGGCAAGTTGTTCACCGCCAAGAAGAGCAGTGGTCGCATTTACCTGCGTAGGAAGGGTGATGCCTGATGAATGAAAAAGAATGGAATGGAAAAATGAATGAAAAATGCAAATGGGCCTACACGCCTTGGAACACACCTGAATGGTGGACCGTCCGTGATGAATTGACAACGAGTGTCATGCGTCAGATTCAACACCACATGGACGAACTCACGTCTTCCGCCACGGGCAGCGGTGACATGCACAAGGACTACCAACTTCATGAGCATGACCTGAAGGAACTCGAAAAGTGGACCAAGAAACTCCACAATTTCATTCGCTTCGGGCGGTTTGACAAGGAAATTGTTGACACGTTCTTGGAGTGATTATGATGCCGAAGCAGTGCGAGTTCCGCTTCAAGAACTGGGGTAAGGCAGGTGACCCGTGCGAAGACGAGTACCTGCTCAACGAAGAGTTGATAGAGGTCACACAAGTGACCACACATGGCGAGCCTGTGGCTCGGTACTTTGCTTGCGAATCATGCATCAACGCAGCCAATAAGGTGATGAAGAATTACAGGGTGGTGTACTGATGAGTGATGTTCTTGCACTGGACATTGAAACGGGCAACTACTCGTACGAGATTGGCGGGTGGGACAAGACCGCATCGTTTGAACCGACTGTGGTTGCAACGTGGGACGGGGCCGTAGGCAACGTGTACTGCAACAAGGCCGTGGACGTTGATGCTACGGTCAAGGAGTTGCACCCGCGTACGTTGGGTGAAGACCTTGCAAAGCACGTTGAGGATGGCGGTGTGATTCTTGGTCACAACATTCGGAAGTTTGACCTACCTGTTCTTCGTGATGCTTTGGACTGTTGGACTGCGGGCGACTTGCTCGGCAAGTCTGATGCTATCGTGGACACCAAGTTGCTCGTACAGAAAGCGGGCTTGACCGTTAAGGGCGGTGTTCAATCATCATTGGGTGACTTGGTGAAGCACACGCTTTCGGATGCAAAACTGATGAGCAGCCACGATGCACCCGAAGCATGGCGTGCAGGCAAGTACGACGAGGTGGCGCAGTACTGCCTCAGTGACGCTCGCCTGACGCATGACCTGTACACGTTCGGTAAGTCGAACGGCTACATTCGCTCCCGTGTGATGAACACAGGGGAAGTGATTGATTTGGAGGTGGAATGGTGAGTGATGAACCAAACAAGAGCAAGGCGCAAGTACACAACATCAGGGCGGCGAAGACGGTTGCGGAAACCGTCAAGTCCACACTGGGACCGTTGGGTATGGACAAGATGATGGTTGATGGTGGCGGCAACGTCATCGTTACGAACGACGGTGCGACGATTCTCCGTGAACTGGACGTGTCGCATCCGGGCGGCAAGATGATTGCTGAGATTGCCAAGACGCAGGAGAGCCTGTGCTACGACGGTACGACGAGTACGGTTGTGCTCGCAGGTGCCCTGCTCGGTAACTCAGAAGCCCTGTTTGAGAAGGGGCTGCACCCCAACGTCATCTGCCGTGGGTACCATGAGGCCGCTCAAATGGCAGTGGAACATCTTGAGCAGTACGTTTCGCTTTACCGCAAGGACGTGCTTTCGTGGGTTGCCCGTACTGCAATCACCGGCAAGACGTTGGAATCGTCCATTGACACAGTGTCGCAACTGTGCGTTGAAGCCGTGAGCAAGGCAGGCGGGGACGCTGAGAGCGTCAAGGTCGTGTCCTTCCCCGGTGGTTCCATCGAAGACTCGTACCTGTACGGCGGCATCATCGTCAACAAGGATTACGTGCATGAGAGTGAGTCTGATGGCTACGGTCACATCGTGCTCATCAACACCGGTCTTGACCATGAAAAGGGTGAGGACAACGTGCAGGTGCAAATGGATGCGAATGCATATCAGTCCTACAAGAAGGGCGGGAATGCAGCACTCATCACAGACGCGAAGCACCTTGTGGACGCGCTACCCGAGGGCGGCGTTGTCTTTGTGCGTGACGGCGTGAACGACCACGTTGCTGCGTACCTGAAGAAGCACGACATCATGGTGGTGCGTCGTACCCCTGAGTCCACCGTGCGTGCGCTGAGCCGTGCCACTGGTGCTACGATTCATCAGACGCCCAGTGAGGTCGAAGGCAGCGTTGAGGCGCAGGTGCGCCGCGAGCGACACAACGACGTGTGGTACTTGTTCGTGGAGAACGACCATGAGAGCAACGAGGCTACGCTCGTCTTGCGTGGTGCTACGACGCACACGCTTGACGAAGTGGAGCGCGGGTTTGACGATGCCCTTGGTGTCGTGTCCCTCGTCATGGGCGACGGTATGGTTGTGGTGGGTGGCGGTAACGCCTACGCTCGCATGGCCATGCATCTGCGCTCTCACGCAAGCACCATCGGTGGACGCGCTCAGATGGCCATTGAAGCGTTTGCAGACGGCTTGGAGTCCATCCCTGCCACCATCGCTGAGAACGCGGGCCACGACCCCCTCAACACCATTCTCGACATGCGCCACGAACTGATGAGCGGCAACCCGTACGCCGGACCCGATGTGGTCAACGGTGGCGTGATGGACTTGCTTGAGGCTCAGGTGGTGGAACCTGCTGCTCTTGTGCGTCAGGCCGTTCTCAGCGCCGCTGAAGTCAGCAACGCCATCCTGCGTATTGACGACATCATTGCACGGAGGCCGATGGAGTGACCGCCTGCATAGTCTGCCACCGCTCTTGCATGAAATGCCATCTAATCGAAGGCATTTGTGAAGATTGCATGGAGGCTGACTTGCATGGGGAGACTCCTTGACCGGTTGAAGTCAAAGTGCCGTCGTTGTGGTCACTGGCACATTCCGCATAGGCTGCAAGCCGTGTATTTGAATGGCACTAAAACAAAGGTGAAGTTGCTTGAGTGCCGCGAATGCGGTCACTTGTGGCGTGAGAAAAACACGTGAAACAATACGAATGGTGCGACAACAAGAAGGATGATGGCGAGCACTACGTCTGCAAGCAAGCGACTGTACACCACGTGTACCACCAATCAAGATGCCATCCACGCTTGTATTTGAGTGAGCGTAGGAGCGGTGCCGAAGCCTGATGGGGGCCATTGGTCGGCGTGATACGTTTGCCCTGATGAGGACGATGTGACCACCGCAAACTCAGCAAAATCAAGCGTAGGGTATTGGCCTTGAATGGCCTCTTGCATCGTTTTACTCATCAGGAATCACCAACCCTTCGTACACTCCATCGGCAGTATTCCCCACCGCGCAATTGCGTAGTTCCTGTATCTGATTGGTTTGCATCATCCCTAACGAAAAAGTAAATCTCAAGCGTGTCCGTAGCCGCCAATACTACATCAGTTGAAACCGCTGAGGTCTTTGCTGAATAATCCCTCATGGTCCCCGACCCTTGCCTAATCAGCACCGACCCGTTTTTATAAATAGCAACGTGAATCTGATAATCGTGAGAAGCAGTCCTTCCCAACGTTGAATTAGTCCCTGTAAAACCAACTTGAGCGTGAACTGTGTACAGACCACCTTGGCCTGATGGTACAGTGAATGTTTCAGCGTCCGTGGCACTGTCAAGAGCGAGGGTGTTGCTGCTGATTGTGTCCCAGTACTCAACCTTGTGCCACGTACCCGCCGTGAGTGTCGCATCATTGGTATCGGTACCAACCTTCGCAGTGAAATACAGTGGGTCAACGAAGCCCTGCTTTGCAGTATTCGCTGCAACCGTTGGGTCAGCAGCAATCGCAACTGCAAAGTCACTGATGGTGGCAGCAACTTGCGTACCAGTGTGATTGGCACGATTCTTCAGGTTTGCATCAGTGTCATTTGCAGTAGCACTTGATGCGATGCCGTCCAACTTGGTCTTGTCTGCGGCGGACATGGACCCCGCTGCGCCTGTTGTGGCTGCACTGATACCGATTGTACCTGTCCCCGTGATGGTGCCGCCTGTAATGGGTGCCGTCGTAGCGACACTGGTGACTGTACCCGCACCACCTCCAACTTCACTGCTACCGAAGTACAATTTGTTTGAGTCACCGGAGTTGACCCAAATCGTCTTGGCTGCATCTGTACCGGGGTTACTCCCAACGGCAGTGAACTCAACCCCCGTTGGGTCTATCAATCCGGTTACAGTGAGTTTGCCATTGACAGTAAAGGTGGACGTACCGGTAGTCCAAAACAACTTGGTGTCGCTTGTGAAACCACCACCACCGTCAGACAACTGCACCATGCCTGTTGCACCATGACCGTTAGGCGAAGTTGCACCGCTTGCGAAAATGACGCTCTTCCAATTGCTACCGTCGTACACGAACAGTGCGGACTCCTTGCCCAAGATGACGCTTCCAAGGCCACCGTTGTCGAAGGTAATGCCGTTCGTGCCGTGTGCTGCGTGATTGCTGACGAACACCATGTGCCCCTTGGGGAACGTACCGCTTGGATTGAATTGATGTGCCGAGCCGGGTGTGATGACGAAAATGCTGCTCTCGTCATACGTGAACGTCGTTGTGGAACTGGGCGTCAATGCCTTGACGCTTGAAGGGCCGAGCACGTGAGTGTGACGGGTGCTACTGTCTGTCTTGGCCGAGTAGTACAGAAGCGAGTCACCGTCAGCGTTGTACGATTGCCACAGTGCTCCAACACGGCTACCTGCAAGGCTACCCGCTTCGTCACCGGAGTGGAACGCATCGGGGTTCGTTGCAGCCGTAGTTGCAGCAACCGCGCCACTTGTAACAGGACTGAAGTAAATGGGGCTTGGGCGTACGAACGCACGCTTGTCGTTGATTTCGCTGATGCTCACCTTGTAGTCGCCACCGGTTGCACTGTACACGGCACGCAACGTAGCGAGGACCGTGGTGTTGCGGTTGGTCAACGAGCCGGGTGCGTTGAGGAATGCAGAAGGCGTGGTGGGGTAGGTGTTGGATGCCGTCGTGACCGCCGTGCCCATCTCCCAGTACACGTGCTTGGCGTTGTCGTCAGCAGACAGGTACACGACCACCAGTGCCTCTTGTCCGCTCGTCAGGGCCGTGGGGCTACCCGTCTTGCTCGTACTGGAAGAACTGATTACGATGTCCGTACTGTTGCCGGGTCCATCTGCAAAGGCGTACAAGACACCATCAAGAACGGCCAATCCACCCTGTACGCGGAACGTGTAGGAGTTCGTCTGCTGATTGCACGCACCGGGTAGGTTCTCAGGGTCATCGCGGTCCCCGTCACCATACGCAGTGTCCTCCTCAAGCAGAATCCCGTTGCCGTGGATTCCCTCAAGGAAATTGGTCAACGTAGGGCTGAGAATGTGGTCCCCGTCCGTCAGCCCGTCAGCGGGCTGCGCTGAGCCACTGAGCGTCATGTTGGCCTTGGTGTGTCCTGAAAGTGGGTTACCTGCCATCATTCCACCTCGATTGTGATTTGGATTTTCATTTCCTTGGACCCGTTCTTCGTGTACGGCACGATGTTGAATCGTCCCACGGGCAGGAAGTCATTGGTGTTGCGCATCTGTACGTACACTTCACGCAGTGATTCAGTGAAAGACTCATCGAAAGGCACGGTCGCTTCAACCAACACTGATGTTTCGTCAACGATGGTCACTTCGGGCGTGAGTGTGATGGCGGGTCGTCCCGCTGCTCCGTCGTCACTGGTCGCAGGTGTACCGTCGAAGCCAAGCGTCACCTCGTTGATGTTGTCCCTGATTGTTTCAATCAGCAAACGGCGCAGATGATTCGACACAGGCATCAGTTCACCTCCTCCGGTCCTTTGGTCACTCCGATGGGCAACCCGTTGCCACCGATTTTGCCACGTGTGCGCGTCCCTTTAACGCCGCCGATGAGGATTGCAGTAGCCTCAACGCGCCTGCTCGTCACCTTGGCGCTGATGATGAGGTCCACTTCACCGAAGAACGACAGGTTGCTTTCGACACGCTGCACGTAGGTCGAGGGGTTCTCGTTGTTGCTGAGCACCGTGGATGACTCACCGATGCCCTGCAAGACGCCCTCAAGCCCCGTTTCGATGTTTAGCATGGTGAAGTCGCTGATGGACTCAAGCGGCTTGTGTACGACCTCCGTGACGACCTTGTTCTTGCCGTTGAATCGAATGACCGTACCGGGGCGCACATGCGTCATGTTTTCGTTGCCGCTTGATGTGAGAGCACCCTTGGTCAACGATTGCCCCTTCAGGATTTGTCGAGCGGTACGACGTGCTGCGTTTGCAGTTCGTACGGTGTGGTCAACGATAGGCGAGGGGTCTTCGCGGATTTCCTCAACCTGTCCCTCAGCATCGCTGACGGTGACGATGACCATATCGTTGAGCGCCAACGGTAGGCCCTGAATGGTCACGGCGTTGGTGGTGTTGTCCACTGGGCTTTCCTTGAGCGTACCAAGTCCACCGTCGTTGTTGATTTCGACGTTGCTTTCACTGAATGTGACGGGCACGTACAGGAGATTACCGAAGCGGTCAAGCAGGACAATACGACTGTCATGACGACCAAGGAAGCGTAGCGCGGTCATTAGATTGGAGTTGTTGAAATCCTGCCCGACGAATCGAGTACTATGGTTGCGATAAGACGTGGACGTGTTGCGCGGGCGTGATAGGCCAACACTGGTCGCACCGTTGGTTGCTGCTTCACCCAGTCGTACGGCAAGGTCACTGGTGCGCAGTCCAACGCCTACGGGCTGACCGAGCCGTACACCGTCACCGTCGAAGCCAATGGATTGCAGCGTGCGCCCCTTCATGTTCTTCATGCCAATCAAAATGCCCACGGCACGGTCAGTGATGCTATCACCGACAAGCCGTTGCGCATAATTCGACACGTTGTACAACAATTTAGGCTGATTTGAATTGGAAATTACATCGGTGCCAAAATACGGCGTGCCTGAGTAGGAGTGACCGTCTGCACCCTTGTGCGTCAGTTGCACGTCAGACTCACCCTCAACGAGCGTGTACTCGCGCTCGGGCATGACCTGCAAGGTGCGCGTCATGTTGCGCTCCACGGTCACCTTGGGCTTACCGCTGCGTTGTACGCTGAGCCTGCCGTAGTGTACTGCATTGTCCACGAACACCGGCTTACGCACGTGGGTCATCACTTCGGTTGCATCGGTGTTGTACCGACCAACAACAGTGTCCCGAATCAGTGTCATGCATTCGCCGCCTCAGCATATGGTACAGTGTCGGCCCACCTGCCTTCGTCCAGTAGGTTCTTGTTGCGTCCTTCCAACATACCATAGTAGCGGGCGATTGATTGAGGTGTTTGGTGATACGATGAGTTAGGAGGGGAAATCCGCACAAGTTTTTCAGGAGGTATTTCACTGAGCACCATGGCCTCATTCAATCCTTCGGGGGACTGAGAACGACCACGGAACATGAAATCGAGTTGTCTTGGGTTTCCTCGGAATCCAATGAATGGGTCAGATTCGTAGCCTCTTTGCGTAGCAACCCGCTTCATGTCATAGGAGTACGGCAACGTCCACCACGTACCCGGTTCGTCGGTTGGGATTTCCTTGATACCCCTACTACTACGGTATTGCTCCTCAAATCCTGTGTTATGCGCACTTTGCGGTAGCGGCTTTACGCCTTCTTGGAACACTTGCTCCATTCGCTCAGGGCTTAACCTACGCACGAGTGTCATTTCACCATGCGAAGACGGGAATCTTGGGTGGTACTCACCAAGTTCTGTTTGACGAGTTCGTGGTGGTGCTTGACCCGGCCCGTACGTGGTCTGCGCTTTAGCGAGAAGCGCCCAAGCAAGGTCAAACGGAGTCATGCTCACCACTTGCTTCGGTTTGCCCAGTATGCGGCGCTCATCTTGCCGCGCTTGATGTTCTTGGCGTGACGAGCCTTGAACGACTCGCGGCGCTTACGGTAGGACTTGGATTCACCGCGCTTCTTGGGCGAGCCGGAAACGCCCTGCTGCCCGTAGCGAATGACCTTGACCTTGTTACCCTCCTTAGCCACGACAACGTGACTCTTCTTGGGATGATTTGGCGTGCGCTTGGGCTTGTTGTACCCGCTCACACCGATGCGCTTGAGGCGTGGGTCAGGCTTCTTTGCCTTCTGAAATCCTCCACTCAATGGAGAGCCGCATGTTTGACAGACGCCTGCGCTTGCAGGAGTTTGAGCAAGGCAATATGGGTTGGAGCATTGTGCCATACCGGGTTGTATTCCAATCATCCGACGCTTCACAATCACGTCACTCTTCTTGACCTTTTCTTCCTTCTTGGGCTTGCCCAACGCAATGACAACGACCATGCCCTTTTTGCCTTTAGGCTCATCTTTCGCCATGGTTACCGCACTCCTACGTACTTCTTGAAATCACCTTTGACGATGGTAGGCTTGCCACCAACGCCCTGCCTCTTGGAACGCTTGCGCTTGGTTGCTGCACGCTTCTGACCCTCACTCATTGAGCCACTGGTCTTGGGCGTCTTGCTGCTGACCTTAACGGACGGACGACACTTGGGGTAGCCCTTGCTGCTTGTGTTGGCCTTGGAACGTCCGCAGGGTGGGTGCTTGCCGTCCTTGTCCTTGCGGCTCACGTCCACCCACTTTTCCTTGAACCAACGGTTCAGGTTCTTGATGACAAGAACATCGTGGCAGGTGCATCGGTCAGTCACTTCTTCCTCACCCACGCATCGCAAATGTGGTCGGCATGACAGTTGAAGTCGTACCACTCACAGTACCCTGTTTTCGGGTCATCGGTCTTAGACGAGTCCCACGCTTTGCAGGTACCGCAGTTCTTGCCGACCCTCATTTGGGCAGCAGAAGCATGACGGTAGTTTGGAGCATCTTTCTTTGCTTTGATGATGTCCCACCAAATCACTTCTTTTTGCCCCCCTTCTTTTTGCGGAACTTACCACGACAGTACTGCACGGCCCAACCGTTGGCATACGCGCTTGGGTACACCTTGAACTTCCGCTTGGCCGCTGCTTTCCCTTCGGGGCACAACTTCTTTTCCAAGAAGTCAAACGCTGAATCCATGCCAAAACAATGTCCACATTCACACGTCATGCGCCATCACCCGAGTGGTCTGATGTTCCGTAGTTCACATCTCCTTTATGCCCCTTGGGGTGGAGGGATTGACTGAATCGTGGCTTTACCGAGTAGTCGGCTCGTCGCTCAGTGTCATCGGTTTCCGCGCTTGTGCGCCTACGTGATGCGTCGCTGCGGTGATGTTGCAACGTGTTTTCGCTCATCACGATGCGCGTTACATCATTGTCAAGTGATGTACTCATGTTGTGTGTACCGCCAAGGTTCGGACCCTTGCTTGCCGGATTACTGTCACTACTGGTGATGTTCATGTAGTAAGCCGGGGCATAGGGCGGGTTTGTGTCAGGATTCGTCGCCCTGATGTAGTTACCGTCAGCCGCACGACCCGAGGGCATGTTGTACGCAAACAGGCCATACTTACCACCACCGGTCGCGGAGAAGTAGTTTGACCCGTACTGTGGGCTACCACTGTGCAAATTGTTGTTGGGTCGGAACATCTCAACGTGTTGGTCGTCAAGCAGGCGCACTGGGCGCAAAAGGAACGAAATTACCTTGTCCGTGAAATTGGTCTGTGCTGATGCGCTGCTGAACGTGCTTGTAGCATATGGGTTCGCTGCCTTTCCGCTCACTGCGCCCCAACCGTAGTCGCTGACCGGGGCAAGGAAGTTGCGGGTTTCTGCCACGTACGTGCCACCAAGCGGGTTGAAGTTCGCCGTATGGCTGAGTCGTGCCACCCCGCCCACCGGTTGATTACCGAAGTTCAGTGAAGTGTAGTCGAGGTCACCAATGGTTTGCGAGCCTGCGGTCAGGCCACCAACAAGCACCACGCGCTGCCCAACACCACGGTCAGCGTGCAGACTGTGAGCCTCGGTGTTGAGTGCGATGAGGTTGTCGTCCACACCTTCGACGTTTTCTGTGTCAAGCCCAATACGCGGAGCAGAACGGGACACTGCGTCGGTGTGCTTGGTGGAGCCGGTGATGGTTTCAACACGGCTGCTGACGACCGCTTCGGGCTTGAGCAGCCCGTCTTCGTCAATTTCAAGCCGAGCACTAATGCCGCGTGGCACCTCGTCAAGCGCAAGCGTGTCGTTGCGAGCGCGAATGAATCCGTCACCGAACACCGGCTCAGCCGTGTGGTGCGACAGGACAACACCGGTCGTGTAATCAGCCTCATTCAACGCAGTCAGCCGGTCCTCGTTGAACTGCGTGGGGTAGCGCACACCGCGACCGTTGCCCATGTCCCCAACGCGCAATGCCGTAGCAGGCATGAACAAGTCCACCAACGTGTTTGCATTGTTGTTGTTTGACGTATTCTGTCGTCCACCGAAACGTGGAATCGTCACACCGGAGGACAATGAGATGTTGCTTGACCCTGAGCCGACAATGCCCTTGAGGTTGACAAGTGGACTACCACTGTTGTACAGTCGCTCGTACGGGGTAGCATTAGTGTTGCGTCCGGGGTCATATGCGTCACCTGCATCCCACGCGGGTCTGATGCCGAATGAGCGTACAGGGAAGCGCCGTACGTCCTCACCACGGGTGTTGCCCCACCAATCCACCATGTAGTACATCACGGCCTCGTCAATGCGCTCCAAGTCCTTGCCGTTGTCGTCACCCCACCAATCACGAATGACGGTGGATTCGTTGCGCAGTGTACGCACAGGAGCGCCAAACGAGCGCGTCATACGCATACCGTCACTGTATCGCACTTGACGCTCAGCCATGTCCACTCCAAGCATACCGCTGAAGTTGGTCTGACGTTCCATGACACCGACGTAGGTTGCAGGATATGTAGCCGCACTGCTGAAGTCTGTTTTCGGCCACGTCTGCGAGTCAGCCTGCACGTACGGAGCGTATTCGGGAATCCAACCGGCAAGGGTTGAATCGCGGAAATATGCCATGCCGTACCTTGACCACTGTGGCCTGTTGTACGGTTGACGCAAACCAAAACGGTAACCGAAAGGCAACGACCTTGTTGGGTTTGATAGGGTCTTGTAATCAGTGTTGGTGACACCGCTGCTTACCGCATATGACCCGTCATCGTCTTGGTCAACCCATACCCACTTGTCGTACCCGTAGGCCTGTGAATACGTCCACGAACTTGCGGCAAAGCCGTACCCATCAAGGCGGCTAACCAACGGCCCACCGCGACTACCGCACGGCCAGTAGTTGTTGAGTGTGACTTGGGTGGTGTCGGTACCCACTGAACCCTGAACTGTGAAGTAAGCATTCAGGCTACCCGCAGCGACCACATCTCCAACACCACCCGAGTAAATTGCAGTACCAGTGGGGATTTCAGCATCAATGGCTTGGTTGACGACAATTGCACCAGTGAACTTGGAGTCACTGCTTACTGTGTACAGTCGAGCACCAATCGCAATCACGTCACCTGACGACAACGTTGTGAGTGACGCTGGGTCAGGGTTTGTGGTAATCGTTTTCGTACTGGTGTTGATGGATTGCACCGTACGAGCAGTACCATCAGACCACCTTACAGGTAGCACTGGATTCGGTGTCTTCATCCCAAAACCAAAAGGCCCAACGCTTGCAAAGTACGGTGCGTCGTGGTAGTGGAATGTTTCAAAGTGCTCAGGCATTGAGTTGTACGGTTTGTTGTCCACTGCCCGGTCACTTGCAGGATTGAGGAAGGTACGTGTTGAATCGGAGTAAAACGTGTACGGTCGCCCAAGGTTTGGATGCCACATGCACAAGAATGCATCAGGAACGTGCAGACTGTTGGTGTCCCGGCTACCTTGCAACACCTGCGGTAGCATGCGCGTAATCATGCTTGACTTGGAGTCGAGGAAGACTGAGCCTGCATGGAACGTACCATACGCACGGGTAAGGCGAACCTTGGTGCCGTTGGTGATGTTACTGTGGAATGCACTCGGGGCGCTATCAAGACCAATTGACATGGTGTCGGTGGTTGACACCTTGTTGGTGCGCCGAATACCGTTTGCATCCACGTATTCAACCAATCGGTCATAGTATGCACGCTGCGGCCACATACGAGCGTCAGTAACCGTAATTGAACTTGAATTGGCGGAAACGGCAGTGGCTACAGGGTTGAGGCTGGTGAGGTCAAACACTTTGGAGTACACTTCAGGGAATTGGCTTGGGTAACCCGCAAGCGTCAGTTGTACACCAACGCTGCCTGCACCTGCACGAATGAACTCGTAGTAGTTGTCAAACCGATGGTGGTTGAGGTGTCGGAAACCAACTGATTTGGAATTGTTTGGCTCATACCGATGCACGATGCTCCACCATGGAATGTTGGTGGTAAGTCCCGGTGTAGCGTCAACAAACATGCCGGGGTGGTACGGTAAGGTGTGACGGACAAATGCAGGTGTTTCGGTGGATTGTACACCCAACGGGTTGTACAACAACAACGGTGGAATGTTTGTGAATTGACTGCCATGGTCCGGGTCATGGTCAAGCATGACCTCGTTGATGAACACCTCGCAACCGCGCACGTCTGCGGCAGTGGCCTCAGCCAACACAAGCACGCGAGCACCACGGGTACTGTCGGCTTCCTTGATACCCACGACCAATGCAACCTGTTGATTGGTCAGTTCCGCTACACTTCCATCGGGTAACCCCTTCCCATCTGAGTTGTTTTGATGGTAACCAATGAGTTGTGACTTGTGCATGTTGGGTTGAATGACGATTTGGTACGAGCCAACCTCAGCGGGGTCAGGGAAGTGATTGGACAATGTGTAGGTAGCAGCCGCCTCCAAGACGATGCTATGCCCACCCTTACTGTTGATGACCCCTGCTTGCCCTTCTGACGCCAGTACACCGTACCCATCAGCCCTTACCTTGGACTCAAACATCAGCGTGAACGCACCGCCGTGAATGTCGCTTGGTCCCGATGGTGTAGCGGACAGTGAACCGAAGACCAATTGCGGGTCGTAGTTGTTGAACTGGTCAGTTACCGAGGAAGCAATGTCTGCCCGCAGGGTCGTAAGTCCCACCTCTTCCAAGAGCGTTTGCTCAGCAAACTTGTGTGACGATGCACGAATGGCTCGATGTTTGTTGTACAGTCCTTGGTACGCAGGGTGCGCCCAGTGTCCCGGTAGCATGCCCATGGTCGGGGTGACAAAGTGGTGACCCATACGAGGCACCGCCATCGGTGTCAGTTTTGGCTTGCTCAAGATGGCGTGCGCGTTCGTTGCAGCAGAAACGCCTTGGTAGTACATCGTGTGCATTGCGTCAGGACTGTTGCCGCTGATTTCTGAGTGGTCACGCAGACGACGGGATGCAAAGAAACGGGTGCTGCCTGCGGGAATGTAGTACGACGGTACGACCTTGAGTGAGGTGATGCTCGTCTTCACCAACTCGTCAAAGTCTGCATCCCCGACGCATCCTGTGAACGTAGCACCGCTGATGCCCGTAAAGGAGGCCACACCACCCCGGTCGGTTGTCGGGTTGTACAGTCGCAGGAAGCGGCGGTTATCAGCAGCCTCCTCGTCACCGAACGCCGTGGAGAAGAGAGCAGCGTCAACAGTAGCACTGACCGTGAGCGTAGTGCCTGAGTAGGACACACCGGTGAGGTCACTGTTTTGCACACCGTTGGTATGGTCGTAGTGTGTTGGGTGCTTGTGTGTATGCGTGTTACCACACTTGGTCACATGGAAGAAGAGTGTGCGGTCATGCAACTCATACGAGGTTTCCAATGGGGCATTACCCGTGGCCTCTTCCCATCCGGCAAACGTTGGGTCAGGGAACCCACCCTCACCTGCACCCTGAGAGATGTGCTCCCACTGATGGTCGGGACCGGTGGGGTAGGTGCGTGGCGCACTGGTTTCGGTGGTCCACAGGTGTTTCATGTCAGTACCAAGGTCGGGCCGAAGCATACCACCGCTGCCCATTGTTTCAGTCTGATACGCTTGGATGCGGTCAAACCCACTGCGAACGATGATGTTGCCCGGAATGGTGTTGGGGTCAGGCAAGCGCACCTTGAGGTTCGGCTCCACGCCGCTGCCTGCAATGGCAGGTGAAAGCCCCTCAGATGCACGGTTGGACACCTTGCGGAAGCCACGAATGATGGTGCCGAAGGGTGAGCCACCCTCAACGGTGTGTACCTGTCCAGTGTCGTCCTCAACCTCAATGGCGGCGAACTGTACCTCTTCGTTGGGGATGATGAGCACGTTACGTAGTTCTTCAGGGTGGCGAGCCGCAATTTGCGGGTGCGCCAACTCTTGAGCCTGAATGATGGGGAACATGCTACTGTTCGTGGTTTCAAACGAGAAGCGCACATTGCCGTACAGTTTCTCACCGGTCAGGTATGCAGTGCCACTGTTGACTCGCGTGACAAAGGGCACCGAGCCAAGGCCGCGTGCGTTGAGTGCAGGTAGCGAGAGGTTGCCACCGTCCATGCGCTTCCACACCACGTGCTCGACGCTGAAGTTGCGCACTGGTGTGTTACCCAATGATTTGTACCCGTTGACGCTTGGAAGCCAGTAGGTCAGGTCGTCGTGCTTCGTGTCAAAGTCACTGCTCGATGCAGCCGTCTTGAGGCCAAGCAACAGGTTGCGCTCAACCTCAGTCACACTGCTAAGAATGCCGGAGCCGGGGCTTTCGTCGAAGTCAAAGAACAGGTCACCAATCTTTGCTGCTGCCGGAGTAGCGTTGAACAGGTTGTTGTCGTCTGTGATTGCACTGTGCAAAGTGTACTCAGACGTGATGAGGTCACCAGTTGGTGTGGCAGTGCCCGAAGCAATCAGGGCCTCCACGTTAGGTCCGGCGGTAGCAGGTGCATAGTACCGCTCAGCACCATGAATACGCTCGTCCCACTGAACCGTGCCTGCAAAGGTGATGGCAGTAGCGGCTGCAACACCCGCACGGGTCTTGGAGGAAACACTCAGCCAATCACCAAGTGCAGTGATACCGTCACGGTCACGCTTTGCCACAAGTGCCAGTTCGCTTTCGTACGACATCACAAGGAAACCCTTGCCAAATACACCCTGTGGGTGGTGCAGTGCATCAGGGATGGTGAAGTCAGTCAACGTCTGCGTGTTGACTGGTTCGCCTTGTTGAACAAATGCCCCACTGGTGTCAGCGTTACGCATGGTGTAGGTGTACGAAGTGGCGTTGATGTTGAACGTCGTACCCGTACCACCAACGTAGTTGCGAGCATCATTGCCTTGGTAGTTTGCACCCGCGAGTGATTCAGGTGTATTTTCAAGCGCGTACACGTGTGGAAACTGCCCATAACCGTTCATCACGGTGGACGCCGCTCCGTACGGTGAAAAGCCCAGTTTAGGATGATATGCACCCAAACCTGCTGCATAGCCCTCCGTACCGACCTTCAGTGAGTTCAGGTAGGAGTATCGCTCACCTGACCACCCAACAACACCGACTGGCCGCGTACGGTCAATGGCGTCCACAATGCCTGCAAAATGCACTTGGGTCATGTGGGTACGCGCACTGTCGTTTTCGTTGTTGTAGCGATGCACACCCGCTTTGCTCCATACGTACACCTTTGTGGCGTTGGAATCCACATCGGACTCCGAGGGGTGAGAACTGTCAGAATGCGTTTGTGCATCTTCCAATTTCGGGTGACCTTCGATTCGATTTGGTGCAAGGTAAAACCGTACAGTCCATGTACCACTGTTGTTGTACACTTCTCGACTATGATACGGTGCAAACGCAGGTAGCAAAATGGAGTGAAGTGTGCGCCCGCTTTTGTCAGTACGAATCCAACCACTTGCAGGCAACTGCTCAAGTGTTGCTTGGTTTGTACCGGATGCCTCAACGTACGTCTTTGATGCTGACCCGTCAATGTCGTAATCCGTGAACGTAAGTTCAATCCACCCATACCTGTCTTGCCGCATGGCGTTGCCCATTGAAGGTAGGTGAGTACCACCCATGGCCTTCAAAGCCCCACGACCGGGGTTTTCATTGACGGCTTGTCCAAGGACGGCTGCAAGTTCTTCACCGTTCTGACACCGCGTTGCGTCAACGATGATGAAGTCGCGGTCGAAATCGTCACCTTCTTCGGCTGACGAACCTGCAAGCATTTGCTTGGCAAGCACACCTGACACGCGGAAGGCGGTAGGGTTGACCTGATTCCAAGACTCCTTGGCCACGCGGTAGTCACTCGGTTCAAGGGGTGCGTTGAACGACATTTGGTTGTCGAGCCATGAGCCGCCGGGGTGATACCCACCGTCCATGTGGAAGGTGTAGTCGGCTTGACTGGCTGCACCGTAACCGAGGAACGGCGCGTGCTTGTACGGGTGGGCTTTGGCGTAGTCAACAATGTTGTTACTGCTGACGGAGTTCTGCGTGTTGAAGTGTTCACCAAAGTGGTACCCGTGCTCAGGACGCTGCCACAGGCTCTTTCCACTGGACACTGCCCCTACATACGGAATACCCTCAGCGGGTGACCAGTTCATCTTCGTGAACCAGTGATGACGGTGACGCTCGGTTTGGTATGTCCCAGTGGGTGGGCCGTAGTCGTTCCTGTCGTTGGTCAGTGTGTTTGGTAGGTACTTGTCGAACGGCACCTTGCTCCACGTATTTCCGGTCGTCACGACGTAACCGGGGTGTGGTTCAACCGCCGCATCTTCATCAGTGGTTTCGGTGAAGGGGAAGGCTTGACCGGGACCATAGATGATGTACGCCGTGTAGTTCTGCTTGGAGTTCTGCGCATCATCGTAACGAGCGATTGGATGAGCAACACGCAGGATAAGGGGTGACGGCTTTTGGTACACCATACCAACGGTGTAGCGTGACTCAACGTGGGACGGCAGGCTACTGTGTCGAGTACCGCTACCACCGTCAAGGTCAACCGCAAGCACACTGGTCTTGTTGTACACCGGTGGGTGAATGCTTGCCCGATGTTGATTGAGGAGTGCAGTGCCGGGGAAAAAAGCAAGCAGCGCGTTACAGTCAACCAAGGCAAATGATGTTGAGATTTCATTGGCGTGCTGAATACCCGCCGTACCTGTCGGCCCGCTTGAGTAGGGATGCGTATAGAAGTCGGAGTAATCGTTCTGCGTGCCGTCGTTCACGTCAAGTACGATGCCGCTGAACCCACCACCAAAGTACAACGGTACACTGTGGTCACCACTGTCCCGCGCACCACGAAAGTAGGTGACAGGTTCACTGTCCACGCTACCATGCAAACGGTAACCGTCAATCTCCCCGATAAATCGCATTACGAAGAAGTCGTCGTTGATTGTGTTTGACCCAAACTCACTTTGCCATTCAGCGGTTGCCTCTTGGTCTGTGTACGTGAACTTCGTTTCACTACCGGTTGCACTGGGCGTCTGCTTGCTGAACACCAATGCGTACTTTGTGTCGTCGTGATAAAACGGCAACCGCTCACCAAACGATGGTACGCGGTCAGGATTCGTGATGTCCTCTTGACCTGCAAGGATGAGAGCATGGCCGAGTTTGTTGGACGCCGTACGGACGTTGAACTCATTGGATGAGTAAGAGTCAATTTCCAAAATGTAGTTGTTGAGGCACGGCAGAATGTGGTCACCCGGTCGAGCCAAAAAGCGCGTACCACGGAGGTTTGACCGCCAAGTGCTGATGTCCACAGGGTCGTTGAAGGAGTCAACCAAAATGGGCGTAGGGGTGTTTGCATGGAACCCACGACCACGGGTCCGAATCTGCACCACCGTGCGAGGAATGTAGCCAACGTCGAGTTGACGTGACGCTTCAATGTCAGCATCCGAAACCGGTGTACTGGTACTTGCGGTCAAACTCCACGATGCCGTGGCGTTTTTCTTCAACGACTCGTACTCACCAAACTCAATGTGTGCAGCCTGAATACCGTAGTCGCGGTGCAGGCTTGCACTGAACATTTCAGACAAGGGGCGTGTACCGCGTTGTGGGTTGTGGGCGCGAATAATGATGGCATCCTCAGCGACCCCCCACTCACCAAGTGTACGACCGTCTGCTGCGTACAGGTGTCGCACGTCAACGGCAACGCCCTGCTCAACGTTCGGGTCAGTGAGGTTGATGGCTGCTACTGTTGCATACGCAAGCACCTCGTCGGTTACCAACGTGGTCCAATTTAGCCGAGGCGTAATCAGCAAGCCAAACTTTTTCGCGTTGGTCTTGAAGATGGTAGCGTTGTCAGTAAAGGTAGCACCGTTGAAAAAGTGACTGACTGTGAAATTGTCACCTGCTATACCATAGAACGTATGCGTGCCTGTTACGTCGTTGGAACTGCGCGTTTCGTAGGTGAACGTGTTACCGGTTGACCCATCTGCGAATACCCCCGTTCCACTGTACGGGTCCGTGAGTTGAATGATGCCGTTGGTTAGCGGAAAGCCAAGGAAGCCAAGGAAGTCAGGATGATTGTCATAGTCCGTAGCACTCGTTGTGTACGGGGCTTCAAAGGCAATCGTCAACGAATCACCGGTGTTGTACGTGACCTTGCAATCAATGCCTGCATCAGCAGCGTACACACCGCGCCACCGGTTACCGACCCACGATGCCTCGGTCATATCAGTCGTAGGTGTGATGCGCCCAGTAGCATCACCTGTACCAAGCATGTGATGACCAAGGGTGAAACCACCCCTCGACACGTCACTGTCGTTGATGTACACAACAATTTCATCGTCAAGTGTGGACGGCAGCACAGTCAACTCGTTGGCAAATGCTTCGTCTATTGAACGATACACGTAGCGCACACCGTGACCGCGACCGCGATGGTCAGCAAATCGGAAGCCGTACAGGGGTGCATTTCCCACCGCATCCTCCTTTGCTGACGCCGTTGGTACATGCGAGGTATAGTCGGTGACTCCTGAGTTACCGTACTTCCTGTTGAACCGTGTGTCACCGCGTCGCCCAAGGCCAAAGTCCCCTGCATCGGGTGCGAAGCCCGGTACTCCGGCAGCAACAAGCCCACCAAAGTTGATGCGACCGATGGCGGTTGAGCCGCGACGCAATCCCTCAACAAGAGCAGTGGCAGGGGACTGAGCCTCAAACGACTCGTCAGCAACACTGTTGATGTTGGTGCCACCCATGACTGAAGACACTCGACGGGCCGTGGTGTTCTTCTTGGTGTCACTACGAGCAGCAACGTCAAGGTTGCTTGAGAAGGCGTCATCAGGCTCCTCTTGGGGCACGTACTCCCGCAGTGATGTAATTGGAGCGAAGGGGCGACCGTGCTTGTTCAACGGCAGCGGAGCAGGGTGCATGTTTTCCCCAAGCGTTTCGTCAGGCTGCGACCAAAAGTTGCGGAAGCGACCACCGTGACCGATGAGGTACTGCGGTTTGTACGTGGACTGACCCTTACTGTTGTCGAGCCATGCGCAGAAGTTACGGCTGCTTGCACCCGGAATCGTACTGTGAATGACGATGCTAAACCCTTCGTTACCGTCGAGGTCTTCCACAACGCGACCAATGTGAGCACGCAGGTACCCCATGTGACTACCTCGGTCGTGACTGTCGAACGCTTCGTCAGGGTACCACCATGGCGCAGGGTCGTAAGTTGAACCAGTAGCGGCAAAATCAGCATTAATGTGCGACGCTGAAGGGTCACGGTTCGGATTAGCAATGTCCTGTCGAACGCCAATACGTGTTAAATCAAGACGTTCGCTTTCGCCGGGGTACTGATGTGATGGGCGGCGTGCGTGGGTTCGACCGCTTTCAGCCCCACCTTGATTGATGAGGCGCACGATTTCACGTGCAGCAGCCTCAATGTCCGTCACACCCTCTTTGACTCCAACCTCACCGAAGTCAATGGTCATGCGACGAACAAAGTCCATCTGCGTCCAATGTGGGAGATGTTGAAGGCGGCTCTCTTCGTGGTCAGCAAGGCTCAACGTGGTGCTGCGCTTGCCCTTCAGTGCAAGGAATGCAGACACAGTACGGGTACCGTCAGGGGTGTCGAACGTTGTACTCGGGTCAGAAAGGGAATGGGTGTTGGGGTTTTGTGCAGCGCGATGGTTGCGCAATGCATTGATGAGAGGGTGGTCAGCGCCTTGGATGCGGGTCAACTTGTGGATTTCATTGCCCCAGTACGGGCTTGCAACGGCAGGTTGAACGCGAGGCAGTGTACTGTCACCCACAGTCAAACGGTCAGTCAAATTGGCCTCATGGTACAGTCCTGTATGTACGAAATGACCGTGCCCCTTTGACATGAACAATGCGTTGTATGCTTCATTCGTAGGGTTGTTGAGTACTGTCCATGATTGCGTTGTGGTGGTGTAGGAGTTTGCTGCACTCTTCCCAATGATGTCGTGTGCGTATGCACTTTCCATGAAGTTTGACTGCTGCGTGCTGCGCAAGAATGGGTTCTCGCTCGGGAAGCCGTTGGCCACGTCAATTTGGGTGGTCAGGTAATGCGGTGCGCCGCCGTTATGTCCCATCAAGAACTTGTCCAACTTGGTCGTACCACCTTCGTAAGCGAGGTTTTGCGTGTACCCAATAGATGGGGTGGCAGCACTCGTTTGAACTTGCATGTGAAGGTCATGGAAGGCAATGAACTCACGGTCGTGACCTACATCGTAAAGCAACACGCGAGCGTGCCCATCAGTAGCAAGATACGGGTCAACATAGGCCACGGTTGGTGCTTGGGAAGCATCCAGTCCCATAGCCTTGTAGTTCTCCTCGATGGTTTTGTTGACGTGCTGAGCGTAGTTGATGGCAGTTTCCAAACAGGAGTTTCCAATCAGAAAGTTTTCCATGGGAATTGAGTCACGTGGCCGAGTTGCAAGTGTTCCCCGTCCACCGTTGAAGCCCTTCCACACCAGTTCTTCGTTGAACACACCACGACTCTTGGCGAACAAACCCTCAACTGCATGTGGGTTGTTCAGGCTCATGTTGGCCCAAACTGTGTCACCGCTACGCAGCCCACCGGCAGCATACGGATAGACCCATGAACGATTAAGAATAGCCGATGGGTCGGTGGTTAGCACAGTTTCAGCACCAACACGGATTTTGTTGTTAATCGAAATGGCTGCTGCGTTGTTTGCTTTCAGTTCAATTTGATGATTCCCACCAGTCAGGTTGTTTGACTTGACGTAATCCACTTCACCAAGGTACGAAATGGTTGAGCCATCATCCACGTACACCTTGTCACCCGAACGAATGTTTAGTCCAAACGTGTTGGCATGAGCAAGGTAATAGGAATACGTTGATGGTGCAATGTTGAGTGTAGTGGTAGTACCCGAACTGGCTGCTACGTTGAACACCCAGTACTCATTGTTCGGGGGCAAGAAGGTCATAACCTTCTTTTCCTCAGTGACAGCAGATGCGGGTGACGAGATAGAATGCAGTGCGTGACTCACACGGTCAAGTCGAATGGTAGCACCAACGAGATTCGTGGGCGATGACGTGCTGACAATAGCAAACGTGTTCTCCGTAAAGTCACTGCTGAAACGACCAAGGTAGTACGCTTCTTCACTGCTACCGTCTTCTTGGATGATTTCAGCAATGTACAATGGGTCACCTGTTTCAAACTGAATTGCATTGCTTGAATCTCGGGTGAACGGTACATCGGGAAACAACGACCCGTCGTCAACCGTAATGGTGTACGAGTTACCGCTGATAGACGGGACTGAAACAATCGTGGCGGTGGCGTTCTTGGTCACCGTTCGTGGGGCGTGCGGGTTGCTCATTGGTCCGGCTTTAAACTCAACTGCACTGACGTACTGCCTCATACCGTAGTCGAGGTTGCCACCTTGGGTTTGCATGTTCGCAGCATCGTAGTAGTACGGGCTACGCCCCTCGTAGTCTGACGAGGGCGTGTGGTTGTCTGAGTCAATTGGAATCAGGGACTCCCCACGGAAACCCTGAGCGACGAAAAGGGAGGAGCCGGGAACTGCGTGAGCAAAGAAGGCCTCAGCAGCAATGCCGTGGTTGGCGTGACCCGCACCTGAGTGGGGGATGCTAAGGAAGCCATCCGATGCAGCGTTGTTAGTGTAAATGGCCCAGTGGCCATCGGACGTGAAGCAACGGCGGAAGCGCCCAACACCCTTCATGTTTCCAAGCGAGTCGTTGGCCAAGTCACCACGTGGGAAGACCGAAGCGTTGTCCACGTGGATTTTGAAGACCGAGCCGGTGTCCTCAACACGAAGAACACGTGCCGAGGCAACGAAGTCATTGCGAACAAAACCGTATGCCGATGATGCCTGCTTGTCAGCAGGGTGAATGTCGTCTGCGCGGCGACCAACAGGGGTAGGATTCCACGTGTGGGCAGTGTACGTTGCGTCAAGATGCAACTTCATGGAGTTGTCAGGGCCGGGGAAAATGGCTTGCTCAGGATGGTCGAAGAACTGTTGAGGGAAGACAGGGATTTCGACCATGGCTCGCGTGCTTGCGAACTGCGTTCCCAATTGGTAATCGTGGCTTACCGTGTCCATGGCTTGGAAGAGGCGGTCGTTGACGGTGCTACCGTCTTGGGCCATGGACTCATCCGCAAAGTGTGGGTCGTTGAATAAGGTCAGCGAAGTTGCGACTTCAGCAGGAGATGATGTTTCAGTCATCAGTCCAACCGCGTTACACCACAGGAAGAAGTTCGCATATTCCGTGCCGTCGGCATCGAGGAAGCGCCCAGTCCCCGTAGCACCGACGTTGGTGAAAACAAAGCCTGCACCACCTTTGCTCGCATACCCTGCGCTTGCCCCGTTCTCAAGGTACACACGACCGACCTTGGGAAAGGCAATCGTACCCCATGAAGCAACGTCAGGTGAGCCGTTGTTCAGTGGGGAAACGCTCAGAATGTTCTCCGTGGTCGTGGTGTCGTTCTTTGCGAACACGTGAGTGGCACGTACTGCACAGGAGCGGCGCGTAGTACCCGGTAGGCGCATCAGTGGGCTTGGGTCAAACGTAGGCTTGGTGTTCACTGCACCTTGACCGGGACCGCCGAGCGTGACCGTCACGACAGGTGCGTTTGGCTCAATCTCCTTGACCACATACGAGTCAGGTGAGCCATCACCCACGGCGCTGACGTTACGGTTCAGTGCGCTTTCCACAACACCTGCCGCACTGACCGTGATGCGTGAGTCATTGGTTTCAGGGTCCACCTCTTCGCTCACACTTCGCAGCCGAGCACGCGCCATCAGCAACATCACGGCCACTGATGTTTCATCTTCAACAACGGAGCGCAACTGGTGGCTACGTCGTCGGTCTGAAGGTTGAACGAACATGTACACTTCGCCACTACTGGAATAGTAGTTGTCAATGATGTCGAACATTTCGTGAGTGTGGCTACGCCCATCGGTCAAGCCGACATCAAACACCCCTGCACCTGACTTCTCTTCAGTCGGCGTAATGCGTTGGTAGTCGTCACCAATCGAAGTAAAAGACGAACCCACTGAGCCGTTACCTTTGTTGAACACCAGTCGGTTGTACACCGATTCGTGTGCAAGACTGACGTGAGATGCCTTGGTAGCCTGTGGGGTGGTACGTGGGTCAGCGTTGACGTTGGAAACAGGAGTGTAGTTGTTGGGAGTACGGGAGAAGTCCAACTCCGTATCGTTGACCTGCCCACCAGTGTTGTCCCCAAGCAAAGTGTGCGAATCTAAGATGAACTCGTTGGTAGTAAGCGAATCTCCGCCAAGGACCACCATGCCACCGGGAGCGTGGAGGGTAGTACTCAAGGCCGCTGCGATGACATCGTACACGTAGGCACCGCCACCAAGAGCAAGTGACGCAGCGGGAACCGTCTTTTCGACCATCAGCATTGGACCACTGATGCTCATGCTCGCACCAGTCAAGTCAATGGCGTTGTAGTGAATCTCAACGAACGGTGCCATGTTGTAACTTGATTGAAGTGCAGGAACGTGGAGGATAGCAACACGGGACGTTGTTTCAGGCGTGAGGTGAAACAGGCGCGTATCGTCGTTGATGGACGATGCCAAGTGAGGCACTGGGCCTTTGAGCATAAACGGGCGATGGTCGAAGTTGGCCCCACCGATACCAATGATTTCACGCGCCGCACTCGGCAGACCGTTGTGAACAACCGACTCAGCGGTGCTGCTGCTCACAACCTCAGTGATGACTGCATCCACGTTTTCGGAATAGAAGTCGGTCAGTGAGTTCACAACAAATGCACTCTTGATGGACCCCATGGCTTGCTCGTAGGTTATGGTCACAATGTCCGCTGCACCACTCACGGTTTGGTCCACGGTCATGTCATCAGGCTTCGGGAAGCGGCGCATGTACTCATGACCGACAACGTGGGAGAAGGTATGCCGTCCACTGTGACCGACTTGGAAAAGCGCATCAAGCGTACTGGGCCATACAACGGCGAACGGGTTGTTGGTGTCGGTCGTGGTGGTTGCCATCCGAGAAGAGTACACCAAGCCGTGCTGGGCGTTGTCCGTTTCGTCAATCACCATTTGACCCGTGCGGTCAAACACCTGAGTGCCGTAGTGCGGCGGTTGGTACGGCTTACCCGTACCGTTGTCAATCAGCAAGTCAGCAGCAACGACCACGAAGTAGTTGTCCACGTCGGTCGTACGTGCATGTAGCAGCCCGCGCAGCCCGTTCGTACCGTTCACGAAGTCCACGTGAATGCTCGTCAGCGTAATGACACCAGTGCTACCGTTGATGCTCTTGACACGAACACGCTCGGGTGGCTTCTGATTCGGCTTCTGTGTGGACCGTGTTATGGCTCCGGGGTTGATGAGCAGGTTGTACGGCACGTGTGGGATTTCAAGCGTCGTAGGCGTAGCAGGAGCCGTGTAGTAGTCTTTGACCTTGTAATCGCCCATGCTATACGGTGACGCTTCCAAGTTGAGGGTCGGGGATGATGAGTCGTACGCCTTGCCGGTGAATCGTGCAATGAGGGCCTGCGCATCAGCAGCGGACACGGTAATGGTCGTGGAGTCGGCGCTCACGGCGTTGAACGTGTACGTACCGCTGATGACATCAATTGGTTCCTCAAAGCGGTACAGGCCTGTCGAGGCATCCGATTGCGTCGGCATGTGCGACTCAGTAACCGACTTGTGGTAGTGACCGAGGAAGTGTAGGGACTCAATGGCCCCACGGAACTCGCCACCCTTGCCACCCAAGTACACGTGCTCCGTGGAGCGGGCAATACGCATGGTTTCGTCAAACCGCTGCGATGCAACGAGGTCACCGTTGACGTACAGGAACGCTTCGCCCAATGAGAAGCCCGCAACGACGTGGTACAGGGGGCGGTGTGCAGCGTTCAAGTTCGTTGCTTCACCCTGATTTGACGTGTCGAAACGGTTGTACGAATCGTGCAGGTCGCCTTCGTGATGTGGATAAACCACCCCATCCCATCGGTTAGTGTCCTCAAGGGCCGTGGTCAGGAAGGCCTGAAAAATGCCCTCAGACCCCTCAAGGATGAGGTCAAACGTCGCAGGCCCCGGAGTGTCCACCGTGCCCAACGACAAGGTGAACTGACCCTCACGATGGGCGATAACACCACCGCAGTCGGGTACGACCCACGCTTCGATAACGAGGTCGCCGTCCTCCTTGGCAATCAGTGGACTGTCGCCACCTGACCGTCGCTCGTTCTGCAAAATGTTCCGACTGTCTTTACCGTCAACACCGGGTACACCGGTGCCGGTGAACGTACCCTGCGGCAGAATGACCGAATCACTCACGCCGTCAAAGAAGAGGGCGTGACTTGTTCGACCGACTGCAACCACGATTTCACCTCACAGAATCACGTCAGCCGGTAGGAAAATGATGGTGAACTGGTAAATCGGCTCGCCACCCAAACGGACAAACGTGGCCTTGTCAATACCGCCCTTAATTCCTGTGTAGGAGTTCTTCGTGTCTTCAAACCGAGCACCTGCAAGCACGGCATTACTCACGTCTTTTCGGTCAGGGTTGCGCAAATAGAATGAGCCAGTGGTCATGAAAAAGTTCCGAGCCGAGTACTTTTCACCGCCACTTGCGTTAATCATTGAATCAAATGGTACTTGAACACCAATGATGTAATCTCCACCACCGCGTAGTTTGCCAGTTCCGTCATCGTTGTCCCTACGGAAACGTCCTCGCCCACCGTCTTGTGAGTTGTTCAACACACCCCATAGCCGCTGCACTTTGTCGCCTGCACTACGACCCGATTGCCCACCACCTGCGACGTGGTTGTTGAACTTCGTGACAATGTGAAACTGTGCATCACCGGGTTGTCCACGTTTGTACTTCGGGTACGCAGTGTCATTTCCACTTGCAGTGCGTGTAATGGTGAGCATTGCATTTGCTTCACCTGTGTAGGGCGAAGTTCCTCTCACCGCAGTAAAGTCGCTTGAGTAATTGGCGTCAATAGCCTGCTTAACGTACAGTGCAATGTTGGCTGCGCTAACCGCATTTGTTTGGTCGTGAATCTGCACCCATGGTACACCGCCCTGTGTGCTATTTGTGGTGGAAGTGTGGGAAACAAAACGAATCTCCTTGGAACTACTAAGATGCAAACGCTGAGCCTGACTGAAATCATTTGTAGGTGTGATGAATGTTGCAGTTCGCACAATGTCTCGTTTGTCTTCATCGGTCATTTTACGACCACCGCGCCTTCGTGACTCCATGAAATACGAAAAGTCAATTGATGCGGTAGCCTTAGATTCCGTTGATTGAAACACCGCATCATCGTCGGTGATGATACCCTCAAGGGTAATGACGGCGCGGCTAAGGTTGGAGTCAGTAGCAATACGGTGACTGCCGGAAAACACCTTGGGTCGAGCGTTGAACTTGCGGTCAACGTCCAACGAAAGCGTCGTAACGTTCAACTCGATGATGCCACCGTTGCGTTGAACCAAACGGATAGGGGTGCCGTTTGCCATCAGAACCGACCTCGCATTGTAGTACCACCAAGGTTCCGGGCCAACTCCTGCTGAATCATATTGCCAATCTCACGCGCCATCTGCCGCTTGTCGCTGCGGTCGGTAATGCCGCTTGCGTTCACGGTGATGTTGAACGTCTGACTGCCACCGGGCATGTTGTCGCCTGTAAGCGGCACGACGGCTTCGGGACCTGCCTCACCAATCATGGCAAGCGTGGGACCGGTCACAATGCCACCCTTGGCAAGCATTGGGATTTGCCAGTCACTCAGGTCAACCCCAGCCTCAAACTCACGACCCGCAATGGAGAACGTCTTGGAGAAGTTGAAGTTGGCGAACACGTCGTTGATGGCGGTAATCAGCCCGTTGATGGGCAGTTTGACGACATCAAGCAGTTCCGTGGCGAGGTTGGAGAAGAAGTCACTGATAGCGGTCCCGGTAGCAGACAGGCTGCCTGCGGGGTCGTCAATGAAGTTCATGAGCCAACCAATGGCCCCTTCCACTGCTCCAACACTGAAGTCAATGAAGTTCCCAATCCCAATTACCCCTTGCACCAGTGTGCCTTTGAGCAGACTGACCACAGTGCTCAGTGGCTCAGGCAACTCACCAATGGCAAGGTCAAGTCGCTCGTTGAGTGTAAAGCCTCCAAACACCCCTTCTCCTCGGAAGAAGTCAACCATCAACTGTAGCGGAGCAGGGATTGCAAAGGTGAAAAGTGCATCCCAATCAATGCTGAATGTGAACAAGTCCGTCCAAAACTCCTTGGTGAAAATGGCCGGTAACCCGTCCATTACGGATGCAAAATTGGCTCGCATTGCATCAACTGCACCGCTGACGCTACCACGAATCTCCTCCAACCTGACACCAACGCTTTCCTTGAAGCCTTCCCACCATTCCTTCAACTCCTCCCACTTGTCCAAAATGGGGGTCACTACGTTGTCGTTCACGAAGGTCTTGATGGAGTCGAATGCCTTGATTGCCGTTTTACCGATGTTCTCAAACGCAGGCGCAATGTCTTGCACGATTCCCGAAAGAGAGGTCATCGTTGCAAGTAGCGTCATTGTGTCACTCCCAGTCTAAAAACGAATAATCGAGGCCTACGGTTTCACGGTCGCCGCCCTTGGCCTGTTGTCTCCTACGTTCGCTCTCCTTTGTCTTCTCTTCGGTCGCAACCATCGCCCAAACGAGGGACTGCTTGAAAAGCCGAGGAGGAAGGTCGTACACTTCCGCAAGGGACATACCGTAGTGCTGCGAGATGATGTAGGCCCACAATTCGATTTGCGTGCTCAAATCCTCGCTGCTCTCGTACTTTGTCTTCTTGAGGAACTGCTCGACCCTCACTCGCTCGGCGTCATAAACCCCCCTTGCATGCTCTCCGCAATCTCGTTTGGCTGCGGCAGCACACGCGCAACGGCGTCACCGATGTGCCCCTTCAGGGACAGGAGTTCCTTTGATGTCATTTCAGGATTGGTGCGTACAATCCAATGAGTAAATGCGTGCTCCCAGTACGCTTTGAGCGAAAGGGAAATGTCACCGTCTTTGATGAAGACCATTTTCTGAGCGGCGTCTTGAATGTCGAGGAACGAAATGTCGCGCACCCAAACCTCCATGACCTGCGTTGGGTCATCGGGGTCAACCGGTACGACGTGTTTCGTTTCATCATTGCTCTTCATCAGCAGGCTCTTGTTGGTCACCACTTGTGTCATTCACATCATCCTCATTGGTTGCAGCCGTCTCTTCGACGGGGGCATCCGACTCAACTTCAGGGGCCGCATCTTCTTCAGCGGGGCCTTCAGCCTCATCTTCTTGGATTTCAATGCCGTTGTCCGCTTGACGCAGACGCAGAATAATCTCGGCCTTCGTGCCGTACACCGGCAGACCGCGCTCCTTGCACAGTTCACGCAACTCCACAACGGTCATAGAATCGTAGGCAAGAGCGGAGGGGAATGGGGTGTCATCAGCAGGTGCCTCTTCGGTCACCTCTTCCACAGGCTGCTCCACCACTGCTTCCTCTTCGACCACCGGCTCCTCCGGTACGTCAAGCCGTGCCCGTAGCCATTCAACAATGTCAGCGTGACAGGTCGTGGGGCACTCTTCGGTGAACTCAATGCCATTCTGTTCACACACCCACTGAGCGTATTGCTCGACTCCCAGTCGGCGGCACATAGCAGTGGAGATAAGCATTTTCATCACCTCAGTACTTTAGGATGGAGTCCCTGCACAGAACACGCATGGACTTGGGCAAGACCTTCAACTGGCTCTTCACCACGCCCTTGTCTTCAGGGATTTGGACCGGAGCCTCAACGATGTAGTATTCGTCAATCAGAATGGTCAATCGCTGACTGTTCCCTGATGCCGTGTTGCCGAGCGGCTTCTCAAAGTCAATGACAATCTGACTGTTGGCGTCACCTTCACCATGCACACTGAACTCCGTGGCCGAGCGCATCTTGTTGAAGAACAACGGGTCGTCCACCATGACCTCAAGGGACAACTCATAGGTGGTCTTCCCTTCGACCATGACTGCCGTATTGCGGCTACCACCAAAGGGCACCGCTGCATCAGCCGTACCACTGTTTTGCGTGGAGCCGTTGATGGTGTGGAAGCCCTGCATTCCAGTCTGACCGCTAAGGCTGAAGTTCAACACCTTACCTGCTTGAACTCCTGCAATGTTGATGCTACCGTCATAGAACATGAACGGCTTCTGCGTACCCTTGCCGATACCGGACTGCAACCGTCCTTTGGAAGTGCTTGCCGTGTCGTCAAACAAGCGATGTGGATTGTAGCGGTCGGTGTGACCGGAGTTTTCCAGTCGTCCTGCATCAGTGTAGCACAAAGCAGCATTGAAGTTCACTGCAAGACGTAGGGCAGCGTCGTTGTCCGTGGAGAGGGTGAAGTCTGTCACCTTGCAACCACGGAACACGCGAGTCAACGTCTTGGCATCACTTGCCCCACCATCAACGGTAGTGTCTGCATCCTTGTCAAGACGGCGCTGCGACACCTCAAGGCTGAACGAAGGGGTGTGACTACGAGCAAACAACAGATGCGTCACGGGCTTGGTAATAGCCAACGTTGTGTCGTTGATGGTGGGTGCTTCACCTGCGTTGTAATCGTACAAGAACACCTTGTCACTGGCTCCAGTGGCATAAATCAAAGGTTCATCGAGGTAAATGGTTGCACTTCGGACGCCCACAATCCTACGCACTTGGTAGGGGGTTGCTTGGTCAAAGTCGCGGTCAGTAACGGCGTTGTTCCACGAATGAGTTGGTTCGTGGTCAAGAACAACAGGCACCGTACCGCTTGCAGGCTGAATACCGATGTACTTGCCGATTGCGAAGTCAGTAGTCGAAGCGACCACGATAGATGTTGCACCCACTTCCGCAGCACTGCTTAGCGTTGTTTTGTGTGTTCCCGCTGCAATGTCAGATGGGACTGAAATCTCATTTCCAAGGCAGTACTTGAGCCAACGACCGGTGTGCATGGCAACCTCAAACGAGCCACCTTCAGTCACGAACTTTCCGGGCACCTGCACCGCAACGTCGCGCCCAAGCCCCACCACGTGCAAACGCTTCAGGTCCACCTTTGTTTCAGGAAGTGTGAGAGCCGTCGTCACACCGAGGAATTGGTCCGTCAGCACACTTTCGCTTGGTGTATCTGTGTTGCCCGCTCGGTCCGAGTGATTGGCCGCATCAACTGGTGGTGTTTTGTACGGCAACATGTGGAGAAAATGACCGGATGAACTGCTGGAAAGAGGGGCGGGGGTGAATGTCAGGGTTTCAGCATCGTTGCCCGTAACCGTGAACACGCGCCCATCAGCAGCGTTGTCACCCTCCCCTGCGCCCGTCAACACGAATTGAGAGCCAACAAGCATGTCCTTGGGGTAAAGCAGGGCTACGTTACCGGATGCCGCGTGGGCAAAAAGGGGAATGGAAATATGCAACTCATCGTTGTCAGCAAGCGTTGTTTGAGTGCCTGCGGACATGGTAATTGAAGTTGCACCCACGGCGGTGACTACCCCAACAACAGTTCCGTCTGCTTTGAGCACGGTGTCCCCAACTACAAACCTCGTTGTGGCGTTTGTCCCGTCAACAGTCATTGCACCAGTGTGAGATGAACTGTACCCCCCACCATTGTTGATGAGAACACCCGATGCGCTTGCTGAGGTAAAGGTCAGCGAACCACTGCCGCCTGTGATTGCAAAGTTTGCATCGCCAACCCCGTCGCTGTCAGTGCCGTGCTTCAACGTGAAGCCTGTTTCAGTGGCGAAGGACACCTCCGCTAAGTCACCTTTGAACACTGTACCGGGCATCTTGTCACCTCATGGGATGGATTCTGCGAGGGTCACAACCTCGATTTGGAACGTCATACGGTGCATGAACTTGCTGCGGTCTGAAAGGTCCGTGCGTGTCTTGAACACCATGCGGTCGAAGTTGATACCGTCCCCCTTGCGTTTTGAGTGAACAAGCCGTCTAATCTCGTTCTCAAGTTTTTGCAGGTGCTTCCTGCCTTTAACCGTTCGGACATCAACGGTCATGTTGACTCGCGTTGTCACGAAGTCGTAAAACAGTTCAGGAGCCTCTTCGTTGTGCGCCGTTTCGTACAGGAGCACGAAGTCGTGGTTTTGCAAATCAAGACGCTTGCCCTTCTCAGGGTCCGTCGTCGTGATGTCAATGACGACAGGCCGGTAGTTCGACGTGTTGCCACGGTTCCAATCGTCTTGGAACAAGTCCACCATGATTTCCACGCTTTCCTTCCACGTGGCCACCATTACCGAATCCCCTCCGTGCGTTGCATTTCCTTCAGGTCACGGTAGTCGAGGGGGATGAAAAAGCCGTCCTTGTACTGCAACTGCTGCTCACGGATGGCTCCGTTGCTCAGAAGCATCTGCTCGTCCACCCGGTTGTTGATGGCCTCCTGAGTCATCTCGTCAGCAGGGTTACCGTTTTGGTCCACGATTTCACCATCAATGAACTCAAGGTCAGACGCTCCTGCTTCGATGCGTAGCAGCATCTCGCGCATGCTCCGTGGGTTGTTGGTGAAGTGCTCGCGCAACTCCTCTTGGTACCCCTTGTCTTTGCGGTACAGGTCCACCAAAAACTCAAGGTTACGCTCACCTTGACGGGTGAACTCCCTCACTCAAACACCACCAACTCAACGTAGCGCGGCAGCGTCCGGTCAATCTCGGCTTGGTACAGTTGAACCTTGCTTGCAAGGTCAATGTTCTGTGTGCCTTCAGGAATGAGCACGCTGCGGTCATCAGCCATCAGCAGTTCAATGGCAACCATCTTTGTGCAAACGTCTTCGATGGCCTTTTCGACGTACCGTTCACCGTACACGTAGGCCACCTTAATTGCGTTCCATTCAAAGAACGGATAGGAGTTGTTGAAATAAACGATGCCCTGCTCGGGGTCAAGCCACCAGTCACGCAAACGGCCAACGTCGCCGCTGCTGCTACCACCTTGCAAGTCAACCACAAGGCTTTGCTGAGTGATAGTACCGCTGACTGCCGTGTGGTCACCAACCACGTCAACGCAGCCGGTGAACGATGTACTCGTCTTTCCAGTGTAGCGGAAGACAATGGCCCCATTGATGGCCACACCTGCATCCACAAAGCCCGTTGTTGAGTTCACGGTGATAGTCCCCGAAGAAGCCGAGGACACGGTGGCTGAGTTTGTTTGGGTCTGCTCGATGGTGATGTCGCTTGAGTTGGTCACAATGCTGCACGATTCACCGCTTTTAACTGGGCGCATGCTCGTCACCTTGACCACGCCAGTGCCAAGGTCTGCATTGGCGGTTGCAAGGAACTCGTTGTGCAGTGCCACGTTGGACGTTGAGCCTTCAAGCGTGAACGCAGGACTGAACTCCACCGTGGCCTTGCTCACGCGGTCCTCCTTGTTGATAAGGTCGGCAAGGTTCTGCGCGACCGTGGTTGGGTCGAAGTCGTCACGCCACTGGTTCGAGGCGGTGCCCTGAGCCAATGTAGCAACGGTACCGTTGCCGGGTGAAATGAAGATGGACGAAGAGGCAAGGTTGCTTACGTCGTTGAACTTGATGCGGGCTTCAGCACCGCAAATCTCGCGGTAGTCGTCACCCTGCCACAACTCGATGCGGAGCATCTGTTGTACGTTGCGAAAGAGCAACGGAGCGGTACCCACGTAGTCGGTGTAGTAACGACGGCGATAGGGCTTGTAGGTGTCGAAGTTGATGTACTCAGCCGTGACGAGATAGGGACGCCATGCATTGTGCGTGATGTTGTCAATGCGGTCCTGCATGCGCTGAATCACGTGGTCCACCTTGTCCTTGGTTAGACCACTGATGCGACCGTTGGTGAACGAGGCTTGGTTCTGCACGTAGCCGTTGTCGGCTACTTCGTAGTCAGCAGCAGTCAGCGTAGCCCCGCTGAAGGTGATTTTGACGTGACCCGCCTTCCCACCAGTGCCCTTACCGATGGCGGTGATGGTCAAGTCTTCTTCGCCCAGTGGGTCCGCGTCACTGTACACACGGATTTTGTCGCCCACGGAAAAGCCGTGACTGCGGTACTCGTTGCCCGTGACGTACACGGCGTCGGTATCAGCAGCCGCGCTCATCAGCACGGCTTCCTTGGGGCCGATGTCAAGCAGGTCAGCGACCTTCTGAGCCGTAGTGTACACCGTCGCAGTAGGGTCGAGAGGCCGAGTTTCCGGCTCACCGGGACTGAAGACGACGGGCATTCAACAACTCACCTCACGACTTCATCAGGTCCCAAGCATCACCAAATGCTGCACGATGGGCGCGGAACTGTCGAGCGGCCTTGCCCAACATTTCGTCGCTACCACCCTCACCGGGGTCACGCATGGTGGGCACCGCAGTTTGACGCTGCGTCGCCAGTCCCATTGACATGAGTTGTTGAATCTGCTCAGGTGTCATGTTGGCAAGCATAGCACGCGCTTGAGCCATTGCATCCGGCTCAGGGGCAGCAGGACCGCCCGCATCTCTCAGGTTGCCTGCGTCGTCAAACGCACCCTGCATTTCGTCAGGAACACCGGGAACCTTGGCGCGAGCAGCCGCAGACATGTCAGGAGCCTTGGGCTTCTCGTCGGGTGCAGGTGCATCCTTGCTGCCTTCAGGCTCAGGGAAGCCGTACTTCTCCGCGTTCCTTGCCTGCTGCGCGTCACGCATTTGCTTGAACTTCTCAGAAAGCCCTGCCGTGCGGTCGGTCAAGTTTGACACACTCATCTTGCCGCTGCGCATGGCGCTCTCACGCTCAGCAGCACGCTGCTGCTTTGGCGTCATGAACGAAGCGTGGTCTTCACCGGGAGGTTGAATCGTACCCAACACCTGTTCCAGTGTCCTGCCCTTCAATTGCTCCTGCAACTCTTCATTGAGATTCATGGGGTCGTTCACAAACTCAAGGTCATGCATCTCAGGATTTGCAAGCATTTGAGCCATGACCATTTGTCGAATGGTGTTGAGTTGCGTTTGGTACGCAGGGTCCGCCGTATTGGTGTAACCCGCCTCACGCATCGCGGGGTACACGATTTGGTTGGCGACACGTTGGAATGGGTGGGGGCCAAGACCCGCGTGCTTGCCCCGCTCAAGTGGGTAGTACACCTTCTGACGGTGTGGTTGCATCTCATTGGCTTTCACAAGGACATGCTTCATCGTATCACAACCGGTTTGTTTCATCTCGGTGTCCGAGGTTGTACTCCATGGGCTTGTCACAGGCCCCACAGGTTGCCCGCCACATGAAGTGGAGGAAACCGCAGTGCTTGCAACGTGTACCTGAGCCAATGTTCAGCACGTCACCGATATTTGCGTTTCGGTTACGCTGGGCTGAAGTGATGCCCTCAAGAGGCTTTTCAGTGTTGGTTACCGTGGCGTTCTCAAGGTCGTACTTGATGCCCTGCTTGCCTGCGCGAACAAGGTCCTCAAGGTCGAGGCTTCGTGCGTCAAACCCCATTTCCCTCACCTCATGTGAAGGAAACGACGATGTAAATGTTCCCAAGCACGGTAATCGGTTCAGCACCGACAATTGCGTTTGAGCCGATGGCCGCAGCCACGTCGGTAGCGATGGCAGTGTTCAGGGCAGTGAGGTCACTGAAGTCCTTCGGAGAGAAGGGTCCAATCACCTTAGCGCCTTCGGCCAAGAGGAATCACCTCAAGCGCGGCGACCGATGGCCATGAACGTGCCACCAATGGTAGCCTGTGCCGCGCCGGGGGTGTTGACAGTAATCGTCGTTCCGTCCACGGTAGCAAACTCACCAAAGGTGAAGGGGGCACCGTCAGAAGCATCAGCCGCACCTGCGGTTTCAAGATTCTGAGGAGCCAAAGCACCGGTAGGGGTAACAACGGCCATGTCAATGCTCGTCAATTGACCGGCGAGTTCAATGCTCGTATCGGTTGCAGCGTAGGTACCAGTGACCACAAAACGGTCACCAAAAACGGTCGGTCGGGGGTCAATCGTAATCGCCATGTGTCATCACTCCGTGGGTGTTGGTTCTTCGGTAGGTGCCGGAGGATTTAGGTGTTCCTCCACAAGATTCAGTGCAGCGGCCTTCGTGACGTAGCCGGAGTACTCGACTCCCTGCCCGTCAAGCCACGCGATGATGTCCTTTCGGGTCCAACCCGCGTCGGGAATGCCGTCAGCACCCTCGTCTGTGGTCACGCCCTCGTCACCTTCAATGGTGAACTGGCTTTCAGGAAGGTTGTGACGCCACTTGTTAAGCCACTCTTGCGACACCTCAACCGTGTCCCCACGTCGAAACGAAGCAGGTCCATCGGGTCGGCGGCGCTCAAACGAGCGGCCCACGTAGGTCAGTTTTGGCACTCAACCACCTCAGTTGAGGAGGAGGAGGGTAATTGTACCTGCACCCGCGCCTTCGGCGTGAGCCTCAATCGCTCCCAACGAGCCACCAGTCTTGGCGGGCGGGGCACCGTCGGCACCCGTGTTGGTAAAGGCGATGGAGAGCGTCTTGTCAGCCACCTCAAAAGAACTGCCAACAACGCCGAGAATCTTGGAGCATCCGCCGGTGAAGACAAACACTTCCGCGTCCGTCGTCGCCAAGGTGAACTGAATGGTCACCAAGCGGAGGCTACCAACGGCGTTACCGTCAGTGTTTTGGGCGGTGAAACCGGTAAGGGTGCCGGGGTACGAGCCACCGGCGTTACCGCTCAGCCAACCCGTTTCCTCGACGGGAGTACCCGTACGAAGGTCAAGGTCAACAAGGATTTCCATTGCCGAAAACTCACTGTCTTCATATGCGATGATGAGTTGCTTCTCACTTTCTGTCTGCTTTGCCATGTCAAATCACTCCATGTTTTGTTGTTTCTCCGGCCTCACTTCAGGTCACGGATGGAAGCGTGACCACCAAAGAAAGTGGTCCACAGTTCACCCATGGTGCGGTACATACCTTCCTGCCCGAGACGGTTGATGGCGAAGGGGTCGCCAGTCTCAATGCCGGACTCGAAGTACTGAGTCGGGATGGCCGTGGAGAAGTACAGGTAGTCGGTGTCAAGGAAGTACATGCGGGACAAGGTGTCCTTTGCAACGTCCTTGGAGGGGATGATGGGGACACCGTTGTAGGTGGCCACAATGAACCCGGCTTCGATACCCGGAACACCCTTCACACCGTTGTAGGTGGGCGTCACGCGCTTCTCTTCCATGAATCGCTGCTGCGACTGGAGGAGTTGCTGAAGACGCATGAGGGTGTCGTACCCGGTCAGGATGACCTTGGGGTTGCCACCGCGCTCCCACGTCAGACGGAAGATTTCGTCAAGGTGGTCGAGGCTGAGAACACGGTCGGTACCACTGTTCTCACTGTGCTCAGCAAGGGACCAAGAGTTTGCACTTCGGTCAATACTGTAAATGTCGTTGGTGGAAGCGGTGTCGCCGGTCGTAACACGGTCGAGGGACTCAAAGTCGTTGCCCGCGACGGTGCCCTTGTCTTGGGTCAGCATGCGGTTGATGTGCTCAGCGTGGTGCTTGCCCATCTCTTCCTTGAGCACCGAGCGAATGTCGCCCAGTCCGTCGTCCTTGTCAGCAAGGAACATTGCGGTTTCCGACATATCGAAGGTGTGCGCAACGGTCTTGGGCTTCGCAGCAATGTGCTGGAAGGTCGGCTTGGTGGTGTCGGGGAGAGTTGCGTTCTCCGCGAGTCCGCCGCCAACGGTGAAGGAGGGGCGCTCAGTGATGACGCGCCATCCACTGCGCTCCCATGGGCGCTTGGGGAGGATGGAGAAGGCGTTGAACTCTTGGTTCAACTGGCTCCAAACCTTGCGACCGTAAATCGCTTGGTAAATGCCCGCCGTGGTGGAAAGCATCGGTGCGTCAGCCTTCAAAAGTTCGCTGCCTGAGTAGGAGTAGCCCATGGCGTTACCTGCGCCATAGAAGTACCGCTCCATGTCGGTGATTGTCCTGATGTAATCTCGTGCCATTTCATTCACTCCATTTGTTTTGTTTTGTTTCACTCACCGCGAAGGGCACGACCTGCAAGGTTGTGGACCTCATCCCATGACATGGAGCCGAGGTCGCCGGTGGAGGGCAACTCGACGGTGGAAGCAGACTTGGCAATCGGGGTGCCGACTGCGACACCCTCGCTACCGAGGTTGTCAATGCGCTCGCTCAAGGACTCGATGGACTTGAGAACTTCAGCGATTGGGGCGCGAGCGTCAAACTGGTTGCGCTCGGCCTCAGCCTTGGCGACCTCCATTTCGGAAGCGAAGCGGGAAGCGAACTTGGCTTCAAGGTCGCCACGGAAGGCCTGCTCAAGAGCAGCAGCCTTGTACACTTCGTACGCGGCCTCGATGTCAGCCTCGGAAGCATCGGTGACGTAGGAAGCCTTGGAGAGTTGGGAAGGACCCATGGCTCCGGCAGGCTCCTTACCACCTGCGGCGGTGAGGGCGGAGATAGCGCCCGTGGAGGGGCTACCCTTTTCCTGTCCGCGACCGCGAACCTGACCACCGAAGTATTCGGCACCGTCAACGGCGTCGGGGTTGTCGAAGCCGCCGAGTTGAGCCTTGGCCATTTGGTCGAAGTGGGCGCGAGCGTTGTCGGTGTCAACACCGGCGCTCTTCAGCGTGTCTTCCATCCACGACAGGTACTCGGCGGTAATCACGTCTGAGTATTCGTCGCCCTTTTCCATGGCGTACATCTTCTCTTCTTTCATGTCGTCGTCCTCCTTCTTGTCGTCCTTGGACTCTTTTTCGTCGGAGTCCTTCTTCCCTTCCATGTGTTCACGGAGTTGGGGTGGCATTTCGCCCTTTTCCATCGCGTCGAGGCGGGCTTCAAGTCGGTTCATAATGCTGCTCAGGTCGTCTTCTGCACTCATGGTAGCGTCCTCCTTCAAGATACTGAATTGTGCTTCAGGGTTAATCCCCTTCTCGCAAATCGTAATCTCGTGGAGTTCCATTTTGGAGATTTCTTGGTATTCTCCATGGTTATTGTCGGCCTTACGGACACGCTTGAATGCCTGTCCACCGATAGAAAACCCGCGCAGATTGCCCTTGCGGATTTCCGCAGCAACCTCACGGGCCTTTTCGATGTCGTTGCGCAACTTCACAACGACGAACATTCCGGTGTCGTCAACTTCAGACTTCCACATGCGACCATTGGAGTCCACATAGGAGTCAATGACTTCACCGACTTGAATGTTGGAATGAGCGAGTTGCACGTTGCGGTACTTTTCGCTCTTCATGAATCCGCCGAAAGCATCCTTGAGGGCACCACGGGTGATGAGGTCGCCCTGCTTGTCCACCAACTCAACGGAGGCGTAGCCCGCAACCACGAGGTCGCTGCCACTCTTGAGGAGTGACAGTCCCATCTCGGGGCGCTGAACTGCGAGCATTGCCTCCCAATTCACAGTCATGGTATATCAACCCCCATCATGAGGGAGAAATTACTGGTTGGTCGTTTTCGTAGTTCAAAACGATAGGCTGCTCGCCATCTATAGGCATAACAACATGGTCCGTGCGCTTCTTTTCCTTGACCGGGCGACCCTCACCTTTAGGGTCATAATCCGGCAAATTGCGCTCTTCAGTAACCTTGGTTGGACCTTGAGGTGATTCAACAGGGGTGGCCACGTCAATACCCAGTCCCTTTGGACCAGTCCACGTCATGCGCTCCTTGGCCAAGCGGTCAATGGTGCGAGTAATCAGGTCAAGCGCCTTCTTCTTGCTTTCAGGCTTGAGGATGCGCTCGTCTTCTTCATCCAACAGACCTGCTGATTCCTTCTGCTGCTCTTTGATGTTGGGAGGCTTGTCCTCCGCTTTGACAAGCACCTCCTCCAATAGAAGGGGGACAAAGGGGGTCCAGTACGCACTGATGGATTCAGCAATCTGCACAGGGTAGTCCGACTTGTGCATGTCACCAAGTTCTGACTTGGGTTCATACAAGTGCCATGCGTCATTGAATGCCTCAACCTTGTAGGTCACTGTACCGATGCCGTCGAACTTCAGCATTACGTTGGAGTCGGTTACGTCAATGTCAAACGGCACAAAGGTTGGCGGATAGGATTTGGTAAGCAGGTCCAACGACTCGGCACTTGCTGCTCCTTCTCCTTCACCTTCTCCCTCAATCTCCCGCACATGAACGGTGTACACGTTGCGCCCACCACGGTTCTTCTTCGTAACCCCTGAGATGGAAACACGAACGATGTCCCCCACCTTGAATGGCTTCTGTTGGTTACGAGCCGTACCCACGTCCATGTAGTCGTTCCCATCATGTTCAACCGCACGGTTACCGAGGACTGAGCCATCAAGAATGGGGCCTGCACCCAGTTGGTAGGTGTATGGGCCAGTGCCTCGACGGTCGAGGATGATGAAATTGAAGTCACGACTGGGACGCAGAACAATCCACTTTGGATGCCGTGCTTCACCACGCATGTAGGTGGACTTCGTGTCGCGCAACAGAATGGTTTCGTGTTCATCCTGAAGTCGCTTAACTGATTCAGCAAGACCTTCCTCGTCCGTCATCTTAGTGTCGTGTGGTCCGGGGACAATGACGCAATCGTGACTGTCAAACTGACTGCGCAGAACTTTGATGCGCTCAAACATCTGCATGTCAGAAATGTCATTGTTGTCGTAGTTCACGATGTCAATGACGTTCATCTCTTCATCGCCCAAGATGGCGTCAATAGCGTAGTCACGCTCATTCAACTTCTCCAAGGCTTCTCGGAACTTCTTCTTCACACCAACTTTGCGGTTGTTTTCATCGAGTACGGTGATGGACTTACCGTTCTTCACCACCATGACACGCTTCCCATCGTACCACTTTGAAACCGCCCACGACCCGCTAAAGCCGCGAAGGTGCTCAAGGTCACTCAGTTCAAAGATGCGATGCATGGGGCGAATTGGGAGGACCCATTCGGCATCGTCTTCCTTGGTGAACAATACTTCAGGGTCAAGCAACCCGTTGATGAGGGCCGATGCCTCAGACAGTGCAAGCGTTTCGTAGTTGTCGCTAACAGGTGCCATGCCCTGTTCGTCAAGTCGGGTCCATGGTGCAGTCGTGTCGAGTGGTGGGTTCAGGTTTGGCTGAACTTGACTGTACCAGTCGTTACCAAACACCTGCTTGATGTGGTCTTGAGGTACAGGAGTAGCAAGCAGTGGTGACGGGTTTGGTCCTGCGAAGATACGTCCATCCGACTCAAAGTCAAAACCAATTGTTGGCTCATGCACTTCGTTTTGGAAATGTACGTTGTGACCCGTGTTGTATGTAGCATAGATGGCATGATGGTTTGGTCCTGCTCCCACAGGCATACCGTCGTGCCAACCGCGAATGGTCTGAATGTCGTCTGTGCCTCCACTGGTCGGAACGGCCATCGGGTCGTGTAGGATGAAAGCGTCAGCGTTGTTACGTGCGTTTGCGTTCATCCATCCATACGTGTTCTTGGAGCCATGGTTTGCCCTACCGTGTGCATCGGAATGAATCATGCGCAGGCCAAACTCGTCAAGGGTTTCACCGAACATAGAGGGGTCCATCGCTCGCGCAAGCGTTGCAGGTAGGCGATGAATGGGATGACCTTTCCATGTGCTTCTGTTATTTGCACCTTGGTACTTCTGTTGCTGAAGCATTGGGATGGCTTGAGAGTACCCATGTGTGTGAATAGCATGGTTCAGTTCATCGTGCCCTTCCAAGTCAGCAATGTCCTGACCCATGAACTCTTCACCCCGATGGTGCATGTGAGTAGCGTCATGCATGTTCTTGCCGAGTTTCACACTGTCAAGGCCACCACTGGTGAGGATTTGTCCAATGGTTGACACATTCATTGGGTAACCGGCTTTGTTGACTGCATCAATGACTTGCTGAGCGTGTTCTTTCAAACCCGGTGAGATGTCCATACCAAGGATTTCCAACAACGCTTCGGGGGATTCAGTGCCCTGAACCTCGTAGCCGTTCTGCCCAACGTGGCTTGCGATGTCTTCGTAAGTTACGTTTTCAGCAGCGGCACGACTGACAACATCGGTCTTCAGACCGTATGCCTTGCGTGTCAAACCGTGAACTGAATGAGGGAACGAGGAAATGTACCGCTCAGCGTCGTGGAAGATTTGCAGCATGTTGGCCCACGCCTTCTCCGGCTCGTTGGGGTCAAACGCAGTCGGGTCTTCGGATTCCGCGATGCTGCGCATGTAGTTGGCAACACCTGCAACCAAGTTTCGTGACTGCCGCATTTCCTCCATGTGGTGGTCTTCGTTGGTCTTCCACCAGTCACTCTTGACTTCACCAAGTGCGCCTTTCTGCGCTTCCATCTGCAACTCGTTCAACCGTTGCTTGACTTCGTTGAGGCGAGGGCGCACCTCCTCAGAAGTGGCCTTTCCTTGCTCAAAGTCTTCCATGAGGCGCGTCATTTCCTCACTGAGCGATTGTTCTTCTTCCATAGCAGGAAGGGCTGCACCGATGGCAAGCATCTGAGCAATGCCGCGCCGAGGCGCGTCAATCATCAAACCTGAACCACTCTTGCCCTTCTTTCCTGATTCCATCATTTCCCGACGGGCGTGCTCGGAAAACACAGGAATGTGGGCCTTCGCTTCGTCAAAGCGTCGCTCAACCTCATCGAGTGGGTACTCCTTACCTTCCTTTTGGTTGATGTGCTCCAAGAATTGTTCAGCGTGTTCAAGGTCACCACTGTTGAGGAAAGACTGGATTTCAGCAGGATTCGTTGAGTTGAGAATCTGCGCGATGTTGGAAATGGTCGTTACCGCAGGTCGCTCATTCTTTGAGTCAAGCATCTTGTACTTCGTGCGGTCAAGGGTTGGTAGTTTTGCCCCGCCCCATCCCATGAGTGAAACGAACTCATCCAACGATTCACCTGCCGGGAATGCAGATTGCCCGCTGATGACATCGTGATACGAAGACACGCTTTTGTTCGGTGGGTCGCGCGTGTGGTTCAGCAACCCGAGGTACACCGCTTGACGGAGGCCGTCTGTGACACGATGGTGCCCACTACCCATAGCAGCGTAATTCATTCCTGCTCCACGATGCATGAACTGGTTATGCGACAACTCGCTTGACATGCGCTGCCGCTTTGTGCCTACGGATTCAAACGTCTTGTCAGGGTTCAGCCCCTTCATTGCTGCGCGGCGCATTTCGTATTCATACAACGGTGAAAGTGAATGCTTGAACAGGGTGTGATTGTTCTTGTGTGTAGCACCCTCAGCGTTTGGTCTTTTGACCGTGGACACACCTGCGGGTGACAAGATGTTACGCAGCGGCAACATCTTTGGAAGGTACGTGAACTTGCCCGCAGTAGTGTCATAGATGCCTTCCGTTTGAGTCATTGGTGGCATGAAGTGGTGAGCAAGGAAGCCATTACCCATACGCTCAGTTGAATCCTGACCACCAAGTGCTTCACCACGGAACATGAAAGAGTTGCCATCATCGTCAGAAATGACGGAGTGAATGATGTCGTTGTACGTGCCAAGACTCATGTTTTGCCCACCGACACCACGGAAGGGTTGGTCCCAAAACGCACCGGGACCGTAGGTGAACCCATCACCTTCTGCCCACATTGGCGGTCGCTCTTCTTCAGGATGAGGACCGTGGGCGGCACGAAGGAACGACAGGTCGTTGCGAATCTGCTTCTGCATGCGCTCAAGGGATTCCAACTGACTGCCGTTTTCAATCAACTTCTCGACCGTGGCCGCGTTGATTTGAGGCTCATTCGGATTTTGCACACCGTACATTGGGTGATTGGCCATCACCGTCCGTGTTCGCGGGTCATACCCTGCAAGGAAATACAATTCATCTGAAGTAAAACGAATACGGGTAGGGTCATGCTGCTTACCCTTCCTGAAATGAGCCTTGGATGCCTCTTTGATGTCATCCAACGAAAGGTCGGAGTCAAGCACTTCGTCCAAGTTCTTGAACTTGGGAAGGAAGTCCAGTTTGCTCTCTTTTCCATGTGCGTCCTGAATCATCTCAAGAACACGTTCATGGAATGACTTCTTGACAACGTTTCCGTCTTCATCAAACGTATCGAAGTCGTCCATGTAGTTCCACACAGATTGCCCAAGCCCGTGTTGCAAAAATCGTCCTTCGTCACCCTGCTTGTAGTCCCTGTCGTTGTCTTCCAGTTGCAAGTGAGCGTTTCGTCCCTTGCTACGAAAACCACGGGTAGCCCAATCCATCTCCGGGGTCATACGGCTAAGCATGTTCCACCCAAGACGTGACGTGGAAAACAACGTGCCGTCAGGCAGTTTGATGTGATGGTGGTTTTTGCTGCCCTGAATGCCGTTGTTGAGAGCATCCCTAACGGTAGCGCGTTCACGGGGTGAAAGCCACTCAAGCCCCATGTGGTAGCCTTTGTGACCCAGTGCAGTTGGTTGACCGTCAATTTCATCTTGCTCAACCCAAGAGCGTGCTCGGTCATCGAAGTGTTCGTTGCGCAGTGCTTCTTCTGTACTGGTGTAACCAAGTTCGCCCAACAGTTCTTGGTTTGCGTTCCAGTAGTCTTCCCGCTCAGGGTTACCACTTTTCCACCGCTTAAAATCGCGGTCGTACAAATCCACGGCGTGGTGGGTGTCAGGTGAACCGCGTCGCGGGTCACCAAGGATTTTCAGACGGCGGCTTGGCTCCTTCTTGTCGGGAATGAAGTCATGTAACACGGGACTCTTGGTGTCTTCCAAGTGTCGAATGAACTCCTGTTCCATCTCCTTTTCCTTCTGCGCGTGACCACCAAGATAGAAGTCACGCAGCAGGCCAACAAAGGCAGGCATACCCGTACGCGCAGACTTGCGCAGCAGTGGATGGTTGATTTCACTGAAGGGAAAGTTTTGCTCACGGTAAGGTGAGTTGAATGACGGAGGAGCGTACGTTGGCCAAGCGGCGTGACCAAACTCACCCGCTGACATCAAACCGTCAATCCAAGCGTGGTTGCTCAGCGGGGTGGATTCGTCAAAGGCAAGAAGAGGCAACTTACCGGGCATGATGTGTTGGTCCCAACTTGATTCAAGACTGACTTTTTCCTCTTCCTCCAACTTGAGAATCTGCTCGGAGGCTTCCTTGAGCAAACCGTACATCGAGTCTTGCGTGGGTGAATACTCAAGCGATTCCCACGCAATGACGTACTCCGCAGCGGAGTCACGCAGTTCTAAACCGTCGTTCAACGACTTCAGCAGGTTGACCGTTGCAATGTCAAACTGCTTGTAGGACAGGGGTACACCCCCTCACATCAATTGCTCGAACTGAGGGCAGGCGAAAATATCCATTCCGGGGTGCAGACCGCATCCTGTACTGGGGGTACCCCCACAGGCTTTGCAAATAACAGGCATGCCTGCTGCCGCAGCAGCACGTGCATCACGGCTCTTCTTGAGAGGAGCAGACTCACCTTCAGCATCTTCGCGGTCAACACCGGTTCCCTCATGAGGATTCATGCGGCCTGAAAGTCCTTCCATGTCCACTTTCTTGTCGGCCTTCTTGCGCTTAGGCTTGGCGTCCTCGGTTTCAATGGGACGGTCACGGGTGGAGTAGTAAGCGGTACGGGTCTGTCCACCCGTTTCAGTCATGAAGTGGGGGTTGACGTTGGTAATCTTCTCAGCCATCTGCTCGCCTTCAGCCTTGGCCATGGTACCGCAGCCTGCCTTGAGGCAACCGCCCTTTTCCATCTTAGCGCCACACTCAGGACAATCCTTGGCTTTCTCGACTTTACCGTGGGCCTTGTCACATTCTGCTTTTTGCTTTTCAGTACATTCAGAATACTTCTTGCCGAAACGCTTCATGCAGTACTTGTCTTTGTCGGCCATGCTCGCCTTCTGCATCTTGGTCGGGCCACCGCAACCCATCTTCATGCAGTTACCCATCTTGTCCAACTTTCCGTCGTCACACTTAGGACAATCACGGGCCTTCTCAAGCGTGTCAAGTCGAACGGCCATTTCGCGGGCCTTGGTCAGTGCTTCAGATTCAACGGGTCGTGGCTTCATTCAGGTGCCCCCTTTGCTTGTTGTGCCATTTCGTGAATGTCTTCCCACGACATGTTGTGAAACTCTTCGTTTGATTGAGGAATAGAAGTAGCAGGGCCTCCCTTGAGGATGGAGTTGTTTTCCATGTCCATACGAAGGGGGTCGGGCATGAGGTCGTCCGCATACGGAGTGGTCACAGGGACGAAGCCCGCCTTGCGGAACAGTCCTTTGGGGGAGGAAATAAGGCTACGAAGGCGCTCATTTTCTGCTTTGAGCAAGGCAAGGTCAGAATCCATGCCTTCCATCTTGGTGATGAGGACACTCATCAGGCGTTCAACCGATGATTCCTCAGTCATTCAAATCAGCCCCATCGTCCAAGGGTTCCTTGGGCGCGAGTCATGCGCCCCTTGTAGCCGTTGGAAATGACACCGGGAATGCGTGGTCCTTCCATAGGAACCGTTTCCACCTCTTGCACAAACTTGCGCACAGGAACACCACCGGCGAAGATGTCGTTGGGACCGCGAGCGTTGGGAAGAGCGTCTTGCGCCTTCGCAATCTCAAGGTTGAGGTCTTCAAGCAAGTAGTCGCTCAACTTGCTGACTTCAGACAGGTGCTCCTTTGCAAGACTTCCATCGCCACTTTCAAGGGCAGTCTGAAAAGCGTTTTGCGCTTGTTGCATTTTACGGGCCATGGGGTGCATCTTGAGCAGGTCCAAATCAATCCCTCGTTTCTCGCAGGTGGGTGGTGGATAAAAAGATTCAGGCCCCACGGGGTCGTCGGGCATTCAGAAGTGCGTTGCTAACGTTCTGTGCCAAGTTAGGTTCAGGACCACGTTGTTGAACGCTGCTAACCGGGGCACCGCTGCCCACTGTAGCACGTCGCTCAGGAGCAGCCGGACCTCGATTACGAATGCCCATGCCTTGACCACCGGGTTGTGGTGGAGGCATTGGCATACCGGGCGGCATACCACGGGCCATCGGCATACCACCTTGCATTTGAGGTGGCATTGGCATCCCTCCACCCGGCGGCATACCCGGAGGTGGCATCGGCATACCCGGTGGGGCACCACCCGGCGGCATACCGGGTTGTTGCGGTTGTGGCTTGCGGTACACGAAGCGAATGTCGCGGTTTGATGGGTCCTCAAGCAGTTCCGGTTGGAAGCCCAGTTGAGCCATGCGCTGAGCCACGTTGAGTTCCTGCTCGTCGCGGCGCAGGCGAGTAATTTCGTCTTCTTCCTCGTTGGGGTACAACGTAAGTTTCCAATCGTTGACACTCATTTGCTTGAGCAAGCGCGGGAACAGAACATCGGTGTACACCTTTTGGCCAAACTCAACGGCACGGTTGGTGACAAGAATCTGCATGCCTTCGTTGTTAAGGCCACCGGACTTACCGTTGTCCACCATGAAGATGCTCGACACACCATAGAATGCAGCAATGCGGTTACGGATTTCCTCACGGACAGGAATGTACTGCATCTCCTCAAGTGTGTCCATGAACTTTATCCAGTTCACACCACCGCGACCCGTTTGACTTTCAATTCCAACACGTGGAATGTAGTGTGGGTCGCGCTCCATCTTTTCATCAACAGACTTCCAAAACGACTTCATGGACTCAAGATTGTCCGTGGTGACAGAAATGATGCCCTTGGGCATTCGGCGCTTTTGGTACGCGGTGTACATGTAATTGTCCATGGCCGTAAGCGTCATGGCCTGACGCCACATGGTGTTGACCGGACTTCGACCGTACAACTTTGATGGCGTGTACTTGCTCACGTGCAGAACTTCACCCTCAATGAAGTACTGCGTCTTACCGCTTCCTGCCATGTTGACGTAATGCACGTCCTCAAGTTCTCGACCGCACACGTCACACGTCTTGTCATCAGCGTGCGTCTTGACTTCGTTGCGATGGATGCGGCAGACCTTGAAACGACCACCACGTACACCGCGCTTGTCAGCGACAATGCGCATGAAAATGGGGTCACCGCGAACCATTTCCTTAATTCTATAGAATGCAATGTCCTTGGACTCAGGGTCAATGAAGTACTCCTTGACCAAGATGAGGAAAGCGTCGTCCACAATGTTGAGGTCGTTTTCAATTTCATGTAGCAGGTGAACAAAAGATTGCTCCATTGAGTTTTCCTGATTCAACAACCACTTGGGGTAGGTCAACTCATCAGGGTCAGGTTTGCGTACTGAGCCACCGCACGTGGTACACTCAGTCATTTCCTGTTGGAACTCTTCGTCACACACCGTACACTTCGATGTGAACTTCTTTTCCCAGTAGTAACCACGACGGAACATTTCCTGTCGCAACTTGGAAAGAACCGTGCGCAGAATCAGGGATTCGTTGCTGACCGCGTACAGGGCAGGGATGGTGATACCCTGCGCCATGACCGGCTCCTGAATGCCGCTCGACCACAACGGCATAGTTGGAGTGGGCGATTCGCGGGAGCGAAACGGGCGACGGAGGCCCGACAAGAAGCGAGAAATACGTCCTTCTTCAGCCATCACACACCCTCCGCGTACACACCAATTGTGTCGGCATCAATGCCCCACTTGTCAAGCAGACCGTCGGCCTTTGCTTTATGGTCTTTCCAATTGGAGAAAGTCACAAGCCGGTACAACTCCTGCTTGCGCATTGAATCGGTTTCATCCACATATGTCAGCATAGCACGTGCCTGTGTGGTCTTCAACATCATGTGAGGAAGGGTGGCCTTGAGCACACGGCGAATGTCGTCTTTGCGAGAAAAGATGAGACGGTGTACGCTTTTCTTTGTGTTCTTCGACACCTTTTGGTCCGTCACAAGACGACCACACCCCATGGCCTTGTGCAAGTCCTCACACAGTTGCTTGCCTGAATCACCACTGGCCACAAACGTCACCCGTGGGTCACCACGTTCGCTGATGAAGATGCTACCGTCAGAATCCAACGAGCCTGCCATGTATGCCCAAATGTCCTTGATGATGAATCCTTCACGCCCCAACTTCACGTAGTCACCACGTGACGTGCTCTTGAAGATGTTCAACTCCTCTCCGTACATTTTGAGCAGTGAACTCATCCGCTTAGGCGTGAGATTGCGATTGAGAGTACCAACCCCACGACGGATAATCTCACGGCTACTGAGATGGCCATTTTCCTCCAATTGCTCAGACGCAAAGTACAGTGCAGTCTGCTCTTCCTTAGCCAAGGAATCAACTTGGTGTAGTACGTTTCGCCACATTTTGCGAGCATCCTTCTGCATTTGCGTAGCATCCACCCACGATTGTTGGTCGTCAATCGTCCAATCCACCTTACCGTTGAGCATTTGCAGGACGGTGTTGGCCTTCAAGAATTGGTGACATGCCTTCTGCAACGACACTGAGCGGGACTCTCCGAACTTGCGCAGCGCCTTGAGGCTGCGGTCAGTCAGTCCCATTTGTTTGATGACGCTTTCCATGCCGTCCGACCATGACAAGTTGCCAATGGTTGCCTCCACCTCAAGTGACTTGAGTTGTCGAACAAGACCAATGGTTTCGTCGTACTCGTCACGGTTGGCTTTGTCGTGACGGCGCATTTTGCGGCACTCACGAATAATGGTATCAGCATCCTTGCCCCAGTAGGTTTCAAGCCACCCATCACCGTTCTTTGGGAACTCACGCTTCTTCAGTTCTTTGTTGATGTACACCGAAGATGTCTGCTGAAGCGGTAGGTCACGTGGATTGAATGCGGGGTGCTGAGCGAGGTTGTTCACGACCATTTTGGTCAGCGCGTCTTCGCAGACAACAGGGAGGTCATAGGCATCCCCGACCAACGCGCTCCCCCACATAATGACCACTCACTTGACCATTGGTTAAAAGCCCCACTCTCCAAATGGGTATTTCATGGCGTCAACCACCCTCCAAACCGGTTGCCCTGATTCTTGTCTTTGCCTCCACCGAGCCAATCACCGAAACCGGGCATGTAGTCGTCAAGCATCACAATGCTGCCACGGAACTCCTTGGTGCCCCAATTGGCCAACGCAAGAGCCATGGCCAAGTCATCGTGGGTGCCCACGCTTTCCAACTTCCCATTTTTCTGCATACCAAAGCGGTTGAGTTCTTGCTCCAACTTGTGCGTGAACGTACGGCTGCGCTCGTCACCGTAGGGCGTACGAATGTGACCTTGCTCAAAGGCCATGAGGAGAGACATGAACATGGATTCCTTGCGTTGCCTTGTGGTCATGAAGGTCTTGATGGGAATGTCGTCACGCATGTCTTGCAGTTCAGCAGCGAACATACGTTGGAAGTTGTTGCCTTCAAGTTCAATCAGGTCCGGTTGGAAACGGTTGTTGAGCAGCAAAATGTGCTTTTTCTGCGCTGCACTACCCAGTCCCTTTTCGTGAACAATACCGACAATTTGCTTTTGGTTGTCACCGGGCAGCACCCGCATCACCAGCATAGCCGTGAAGTCAGCGTTCTTGTCAGACGCAATAGCCGTGTCCCACCCAATGAAGTGTTGACCAAAGACACCCATTGGTTCGCCTTCTTCGTCGTGCTCCATTTCAGCGCGGTCAAGCAAAACAAGGTTCTTGTCCCGAGCCTTCTCCAAAATGTCATTGGGAAACATACTGGCAACGTCGTGAATCGGCTCACACAAGTACTCACGCGAAAACTGAATGGCGGGCATGGACAAACGCCGTTGGTCCAGTGACTCCAAATCCCATCGCTCAGGCCACAGGGCTTTGCCCTCGTTGTCAATTGCAGGGTAGGTTTCAACGGTGAACGCCTCACGCTCCTCCAGTTCAGCGTACAGGTCGTTGTAACTGAACGGTGTACCGACAATCATCATGCGGCCCGTGTGGTGGAGCACAGGAAGCAGAACACCATAGAACCAGTCAGCCGCACGCTGCAACTCCGTACCGGTTGTGCCCCACAGAATGTCGTCGCACACCACAACGTTTGGGTGGAAACCACGGGTACCACCGCCCACGGACTTTGCCATCATACGGCTCCCGTTAGTGAACTCAAAGTACGTCTTGCGCCATGGTCGGCCTTCAGGGGTAAGGTGACGCAAACATGGTGTGGATTCGATGTTGTTGCGGATAAACCGCATGTGCTCAAGCGTCTGCTCAAGCGAGTGCGAGAAAATCATGACGTGAGTGTTGGGCTGAAAAGCCGCAATCCACAGGGCATAGGACATGAAAAAGACAGACTTGCCGTGGTCACGGCTTGCTTTCACACAGTAGTATCTGTTACTGGCAAGTCCGTTGTCCCACGATTCGTGGTGACCTGAGTAATCGAAGCCAAGGATTTCAGTGAAGAAGTACTTGAACGACTTGGCAGACATCTGCCGGTCCATCTCATGGATGAACTCTTCCATGTCGGACATCAGCCCATCCTCTTCAGCAAGTAGTTCAAGGCGTGAGTAAATGGGTCAGCGGAGTTTGTAACTGGCATGTACGTATTACCCGGTTGGCCCGGTGGCATGAATTGATTACCCACTCCTTGCTGCTGCGGTTGCTGCCCCTGTTGAGGTTGCTGAGGAGCGGTCGGAGCGGTCACTGGTGGTTGTACCGCAACTGGTTGTGTGGGAGCAGTTACCGGGGCAGGGGCGAATTGTTGCGTTGGTTGTTGCTGAGCCATAGCACCCAAGGTTGCTTGAGGAAAGATGTTTTGCTGAGGGTTGTACTGAGCACCACCTGCACGTTGATTCGTGCTGAAAAAAGCCGGTGCTCCCTCAGGGAGGAGGTTGTTTGATGGTTGATACGAAGGGGTAACGCTTTGTGGAAGTGGGATGCTTGCAGGAGACTGGGGTTGTTGAGGTCTTGGACCCAAATCCTCTATGTTGTTGGTGAGGCTAAACGGCACGTTTGCCCTGTACATCGCAGGTGCGCTCAAATAGGCTTCAGCACCACGTCCTGATTGTGCTTGTTCCGCTGCTTGTTGTGCGGTAGCCACCGCAGAAAAACCACGACCTGCAAGGTCACCCATAGCAGCAAGACGAGTGCCAAGTTTTCGATTTCGTCCAAAAGCAGCACCGGCCAAATCACGAAGACCATGTTTTCCTGCCCCAACTGTGAATTGAACGTCACGCGAACCGGGAACCAAACCCACTGCGCTTTCGTTCTTGAGGACGAGGACTGGCTTCATTGCTTCACCTCAGACTCATTTTGATGACCTTGACGACTTCAGGGGTTGTGGAGTAGGACTTTGCGATGTTGTGCCAATCACCCATGGTGTGGTTGATGGTCGTTACTTCTTCTGAGGTGAGTCCTACATAAGAAGCCAACTGACGCGCAGAAGACAACGATGACGACATGTGCTTGGTGACGTTTGCATCGAGTTCAGCCTCGCGGTACTGCATTCGCTCAAGTGCCTTCATCACTTGGTCCATGACGGGTAGGTGAGAATCTTCGCTGCGCAGGAATTGAGTCAGCATGGTTTGTTGCGGGTCAGCAAGTGCAGCACGGCTGCGCAACTCTTGCTCGGTAAATTGGGTTGGGTCTTCGGGCATCACTTGTCTTCCACTCCCTGCGGCCTGTAGCATCTGTCTGTACGCTTCCGGTGTCATTGTTGCAATGTTTCGTCGGTTTGCTTGGAACGTTGGGTCCATGGGTTGCATCATTGTTGGTCGGACGGTGGGTTCCAAAGGTGCCCCTGCGCCCAGTCTGGGAGGCGGAGGTGAAGAACCTCTCCCCTCGATGGTGGAACTACTTCCATCAAGGGGTTGTGTCGCGGACGCAGGGACTCGTTCAATTGGCTCGATGTGGCCGGGTGCATGGTTGGCGAAGTGACCAACGGTTGGATAGTGGTAGTTTTGCATGTGCTCTTCAAGAGCAATGGTCGGCTCTATTTGGTTGCCGTAGTAATTCACAAGGTCAGCGCCAACCATGCGCTCGGTAGGAATCTCACCAAGACCCCGACGTGTCTGATGGCCACGACCTTCTGCTTGGTGGTCAGCCAGTGCTTCGATGATACGACGGTTGGTTTCAGATGCGGCTTGGTCTTCAGGGGACGGTGAGCCGAACGTCATTTCACTGAGAGCGGAGCGTCCTTCTTCTTCACCGTGGCCAAACACGCGAGCAAGGCCCATGACACGCGCAGCCTTGTCGTGCATCCCTGAGCCTTTACCTGATGCCCCACCGGTGAAGTATTGCCGGTGGTCGTCGTACGAAAGCCCATCAGCAACATCTTCGATGCGCTCCATGACTTGGTTGTACAGACGCATGAAGTTACCACCACCCTGATTGGCGCGACCAAACAGGAACATCATGGCAGGAATGCTTGACACTTCTTTGATGACACCATCAATCAACGACGGGTCTTGCAACGCTTCACGCAGGGGACGCTGCATGCGTCCTCCCGGTCCGTCGAATGTAACCGGAATGTTTGGAATGGAGTCAATTTTACCCTCACGTACCAATTGCATGATGTGCTCCTTGGCCGTACGCATCATGGCAACGGGCATTTTGTTTTGCTTCATTGGTCTGAAAAACACGTCAGGCAGATGATGCAATGCTTCCCACGTGAACACGGGTGATTGTTGCGAGTGAGCAAAGTCATCTGAAAACGGTGCCTTGGAATCCTCAAGCATAGCCCCACCGGGGTCGTCCATAATCGAATGAATGTACTTGGGTGGAGCAGTGTAGTTGGCGTACACATACGGTTTGTTTTCCTGTAGGAACTTGGCGTTGCCTTCCAAAGAGCGAACGTTGTCCTCACCAATCAGTTCTTCCAACAAGTGGCGCAGTTCAACGTTGAACGGCAAGTAGTAGGATTCAACAAACTCACCGTTAGGGTTGGTTGCCGCACCACGGTTGGTTGCAAGGGTCACCTTTGTGCCGTCATGAGCACGTGAGGGGCGGTTGGTTTCCTCACGGCTTGCCATGGTGTCAGTAGGCAGTGGGGCTGAGCGCAACTTGCGCCATTCCTCACTGTCGAACGAACTTAACTTGTGTGCCTCGTCTTTGTGTTTGTCGTTGTACAGGTCAATGGCGCGGTTCATCAGTTCAACCACGTCACCTGACTGCACATTGAAGCGCATTTTTTGCAGTCCCTTTAGCAAGCGATACGCTGCTGCGTCAATGCCGTGTTGGAAAAACGCACGACCGTCATCACGGGTATGGTAGTAGTGAATGCCCCCATCGTCCTTTTCCCATTGCCCTTCGTACACGTTGCCGTGTCCGTCGTGAGCAAAAGCAGGAGCGTCAAGTTCTCCTTGAGGTCGGAATGCTTGGGGTGGCGGGTTACGCAAAACCACTCGACCACGAGGACCTGAGTGGACAAGCCCCCATGCCTTGAGAAGCATGGGGACGTTTGCGTAAATCATCCCATGTGCCCCCGCTGCGAAACAATGTACCCGGCGGGGTCAACGCCAAACCGCTTGGCGTCCGTTTCATTGTTCTCGGTTGGCCCCTCAGGGTCCTCTTCGTCCTTTGCGCGGACACCGGCAGGGTGAGCAGGAACGTGACCGTTTTCCATGGCACTGCGCGTACCAGTCATGCTCTTTTGCAACTTTGCAGCCTTTTCCTGCGCCGCAATCAAGCGACGAATCAGGTTGAGCATGTGGACCCGACGTGCGTGTGGACCTTTGAGCAGTTCACTTTCAGCACGCTCGTCGCTCATCATGATGGAAGATGGAGGAGCAGGCATGGAAGGAACCATCGAGGACTGCGGTGAAGGCATCATGGGTGGCATGGGTGGGCGCGGCATACGCGGCATACGCGGCATGCGAGGGCGACGAACACGCATTGGGCGTAGTGCAGGTTGCCTCATTTGTCCTGCTTGTCCGGCAAGGAGTCCACCGAGTCGGCCTGCTCCTGTTGGTCCGGCATACGAGGAACGCTCACTGTATCGTGCGTGCGGTGAGAAGGTGGTGCGTACATTGCCGAGAATCTTGCGAGCCTCAGACTGACCCATGTACGCTCGGTACTTTTGAGGGTCTTTGGACATGGGTTGTTTGGTTGCGATGCCACGGTGACTCATCTCCACAGACAGGTGAGGTTTCATCAGTCCCGTTTTCTTTCCGCCCTTGATACCACGCATACGGGCGCGAAAACGACGCATGGTGGCTCCTGCGGGGTTCATGCCGCCCGGTGGGCGCTTGAATTGACCTGTGGAGGGGCGGAACTCACGACGTTTTTCACGACGGCGACGTGCCTCAATGCTGCTGCGCGTTTCACGCTTCAGCAATGTGGACCATGCATCGTCCATTGCTTCACCCAAATACAGCGGGGTACCGCCCATTGAACTGCCTGTGCCTGACTTTGCTCCCGTAGCCATGTCGAGCAAGTGACCACGACTACCCGAAGGGCCACCCTGCATGCCGAGTTCCCGCTCCAAGTCCTGCTTGTTGCCATCATCCTCACCCATCGGTGACTCATTACCGTCCAATGGCAACTTGGAACTGACCTTGACGTGCTTGATTTTCTCACGCTTTTCCTTGCGCTCTTGCTCTTGTTGTCGCTTCTTTTCGCGGCGAGCCTCAAGGTCTTCAGGAGAAGAAGCCGAGTACTTGCCTTCGTCCTCGTTAGCGGACGAGTACATGCGGTCTGATTCGCTACGCGGAGCGTACATTCGAGTGTCTGAGCCGCGTCCCATCATTGGCATCAGTTCACCCCCATGTTCTCCGTCAATTGCGCCTTAAGCCGCGCCCATACTTCAGGACTTTCCTTACTGAGTTCAACCTGCAAGATGTTGAAGGTTTGATTGACCTGCTGCGTGTCGCTTTGCGCACCCCATTGGTCTTGGAATCGCATGAGGTCCTTGACCGACTCACGGATTTCCTTGTGCAGCGACACGGCGTCACGAACAAATCCGTCCTCATGCACGCTGCCTTCGTCAAGCAATTCGCTCAACTTGTGGTTCAACCGCTCAGCGTTGCTGCGAAGCAGTTCAATCTCGGTGCCCGCACGCAGTGCAACCTCAATGGCTGCGGTCTTTTGCACCAAAGGCTGAAAGTGATTCTTCATGTGTTGATACACGACGTTTTCACTGACTTCTAACTCCTGAGCAATCAGGTCACTGTTGCCGGTGTTGAAGTACAACTCTTCGTACGCAGCACGTTGAGGGGAAGTACACACTGGGCAAGACGAGTTTGCAGCAAGGTGAAACTCACCCATGTGGTTGCGCCAGTGACGCTCGGTCGTGCCAAGCCGCCAACCCTTGTCCTTGTCCAGTTGCTTAGGTGAAATGTGGCCGTTCAGCAACGCTTCTTCAAGCGTGTCACGCTCTTCATCCATGCAAAAAGCACAGGACCGTTTGTACACACGGTCCCCGCTCATGCCTGTTCTTAAGTGAGTCCGTTTCAAAAGCGTTCCGTCATCGCACGATGCGCGAGTACACACCCGTTAGCATCAGCGCACAACCGAACAAACCGACCACGTAGTAGGACATAGAGGACGCAGGCAACTCATTTCCCTTGAACAACACAACGGCAAGGATGACAATAATGGCAGAAATGAACTGCACCATCACCATGTCCACAATGACACTGCGCTCGGGGTTGAGCACGTCAAGTGTGGAGTTTGCAAAGCCACGGGGCATGTAGGACTTGTCAGGCATGTTCATCAGGCTCGACCTCCAGTGATGAAAGAGCGAGCCGTGTTACCGATGAAGCCACCGGCCTTTTCCATCATTCCTTCACTCATGGCAGCATTCAGTGCAGTGTTCATCATAGACTGCTGCGCCATGTTGTTGAGTTGCATTTGTTGACCCTCAGCGTTCTGAATGTTCTGTTGAGCGGCAGATTGCAGTGCGGTAAAGTCAGCCTTGATGTTTTCAGCACTCATGGTTTGGAGGTTCTGAGGCAAAGAAGAGGGGTCCATCTTGAGGTTCCCGTCTTCGTCTGCTACAAACACGGCATTCTTCATGACTTCAAGCACCGAATAGGACACAATGTTGTTGAGCATTTCCACCAAAACACCCATCTGAGGACTGGCGATAAAGCGGTCAACAGGGACAATTCCACGCAGCAACATGATTTGAACTTCCAAATCACTCGGTGGTTGCACGGGTTGGGGTTGAAAACCCGCACCTTGGGCAAAGGCTCCCATGGCTCCCATTTGTTGCGGTTGCTGACCCCAAGGGTTCTGTGCAGCGGGAGCAGGTTGCCCAAAAGAGGACACTCCAAGACTCAACGTACCGGGAGCCTGTTGAGGCTGATTGTTGTTCAGGTTAAGCATGTCACTCAACCACCGGAGGGGTTTGTGGGTCAAGAGGGTTTTCACCCTGCATCATGGCTTGAAACGCAGGAGTAGGTTGGTTCAACAAGGCCAATTCCTGCTGAAAAATCCGCAAGTCAAACGTAATGGTCGTCAGGTCATTGTACCCAGTAGCCGGGTTTTCGTAGTGTGAAATGGTAATACCCTTGGTCTTCTTAGCGTCCTTTTCCAGTTCAGCAAAGAAGGGGTCGTACTTTTGCAAGAAGGTTGGTGTTGGGTCCTTCTTGGTCACCGCAGCCACGGGAACCGTCACCATAGACACGCCCTTCTTCATCCGGTCACGCAACCTACGCGGACTGGATTCGCTCACCTTGTCTTCTTCGGCCTCCCACTTGCACAACAAGTGGTACAAGTGAAGATGCTCGGGGCAGTAGGTTCCACGCATTTTGCGTCCACTGGTCACCCGGTCCTTTGCGACAAAGGCTTCGGGTTGCCCGGTTACAGGGTTTTGCCAGTACAACTCCCACAGACTCTTGCCTGTGTCTTCGTCAATGATTTTGTCGTACAGATTGTCCACTTGAATGAGGGCAGCGCAATCGCACCCGTCAATGACGCACACATGGGCTTGCTTGTCGTAACGATACTTGCGACCCAAAAACAAACGAACAGGGTTGAAGATGCTGCGCTTGGTTGGTGTCAGCAGTTTGTACGCTTGACGAATATCGCGCCGCCGTGCCTTGTTAGGGTCAGGGTGACGACTGGGATAGAAGTTCACTTTGGGCACTTGCAAATTGGCCCCCGCAGCAACTTCCTGCATGGCGGTCTGAGCCGTGGCCTGAGCAACCAACGCATCGTGGGTGAGTGCAGCGTTGCCTTGTTGACTGAGGGCATAGACACTTGCTGCGTTCATGTCGGCCAAACGCTGCTGCGCTTGCTCAGTTGCGCGAAACGGAATCATTCTTCCTCCACCA